TCAATGTACTGATTGGTCTTCGCTGGGCTCGAAAGAGGTCATCCACTGAGTGATGTCCGACTGGCGCCAGGCGACCGAATTTGGACCTATCTTAACCTGTTTTGGGAATGTCCCTTCACGGATTCTGCGATAGACGGTGTTCCTCCCAATTCCGGTCACGTGCAGCACCTCATCGAGGCGCAGGAAGCGGTCAATGTTTTCTGCGTGTCGCATGGGTGTCTCCTTTATATAGAGGGTCAGGCCGTGAAGTGGTGCCCGACCTGCGCCGCCCGTGCGGCTTCCTCTGTGCGGAACATGAGCTGTGTTTTGCTGGTGCGGCCCCAGCTGTCGTATTCGACGTCGACCCACCAGGCGCCGAACTTGCGGTACGGCTCACCGAGGATCTTCGTGACGTAGCAGTCGATCAGGTTCATGGATGGTCTCCACGCCGCCGGTGGCGGCAGGTTGTGGTCAGGCCTCGCCTTCGGTGATGGAATGCCCGACTGACTGTGATCGAGCTTCTGCTGAGCCCAGGTACACCATGTTCATTGCGGTGTCTTGCAGGACCAAAACCGCATCTGTTCCCTGCTCATCCTCGCTGAGGTCAGGAAGCGCTTGGTGTCGTACAAGGTCGATGCTCAGCCCTTCGGGCACATCGAAGCGGGTGATGACCGTCGTGGTCACGGTGATGATTGGCATGGCAATAGCTCTCCATGCCCGCTGTCGGCGGGCTTGAGTAGTTGGGGGAGGGGTTAGGCTGCTTGCTTGCGCTTGGGAGGCGACGGTGGATAGCCGAAATGCATCCGGACACGGCCGGTGTATCCGCATTCTCGGCAACCGGCCGGCGGGTGGGCGTTGTAGCCATTGCTGCAGCTCGAACAGTCACAGCTGCAGCCTGAGCATTCCATCGAGCACACTCCAAGCACCTCGACCTCGCCCTCCCTGTTGATGGAGTAGTTTTGGCGGCGGTCCAGACGGAACTCGGTGATCTTCTCTGCCTCCTCGTAGGTTGCCGGGACTATGCGAAAGCCCCACTCGGTATAGGGATCGGCAACTGTGCGGGTCACCTTCCTCATCGCGGCGCATTCCAGATCAGGTAGGCCATGTAGGCGAGGGCGATCATTTGCGTTCCTCCTTCGGTGGATGAACAGGGCACGGCCAGCGCAGTGATCCGTTGCCGCTCGGGCAGGTGCAAAGCGCGTCATCAGGCACGTCAAAGAACCCCAGTCGTCCCTTCATCGGTAGGAACGGCAGCGGTCGCGGATCGCGCAGGACGAACCCCTTGGAGCCCATGTACCAGTCCGAATCGCTGGTATCGACGCTGTCGACCAGCTCAACCGAGCCGATGATGCCGCCACGCTGCAGGTCGGCCAGGGCCATAGGGATTGGCAGACCACGCGCCATGCAGAAGCGGTTCGCCTCACGCAGCTCGCGCTTCGTCATGCCTTGGGCGGCGTGCACCAGGAAGCGGCCACGGAACTTCGTGTGCCAGTTGCGATTTTCGATGTCCTTGCTGCCATGGATGATCTGGTAGGCCCATGGCTGGCGAATTGAAAGCGCCTTCACAGCTGATACCTCTCATCAATCCAGCGCCCAGGCGCCAGTGCGGGTGTAGGTCCGTTGTCCTGCTGTTCGTGGGGGGAGAGCTGGCGCTCGTTGCCGGCCTGCAGCTGGCAGACCTTGGTCTCGCGTCCGACGAACACGCCAACGCAGAAGGTCTGCACCAAGGCGAAGGCACCGATCAGGAAGCCCATGACGACCAGGTGGCGCTTCATGGCTTCACCTCACGGCGCGCCCACCAGCACACGGGACCGTCGTCGGTGTCGTGGATGGCCAGGCAGAACCAGCCATTGCCATCTGGCTTGCTGGGCTCCCAATAGCTGCAATCGGGGTCGCCAGACTCGAAGTAGCGTTCTGCGATGTCCTCCGGTGCGTCGGTCTCCAGGTGGAACATGATGAGCTGCAAGCCCTGCTGGGCTATCCAGGCCTTGCACTTCTCGCCGTCGCCCTCGTCGAAGTCGGGCAGGTCGGGGTGTTGGAACATTCCGTATTCATCGCGCTCAACCGGCGCCGGCTGGATCAGCTTGATTTCTTCAGGCATGACGATTCCTTGGCCGCCATATCGCGGCAGTAAAAAAATTAAGTTCGGGTGACTTTAATTGGTGGCGGGGTGTCCACCGGTCACGAGGAGCATTTCGCTGCTCATTAGCAGTGGTGGATCAAATGAGCTTAATCAGTAGGGATCAACAGTTTCGTGCATACGAACTGCTTCGAAAGCTCGATACCTTCACTGCTCAAACTATGAGTCAGGTTGTGTACGGCGCAACGTCCTCCGCCACCTGGCAATCGAATTGCGACCAGCACCGACGCGCCTTTGAAGAATGGATGACGTTCGCCGCTACGATGCACGTCCCAGAGCAGCCGGGCGCAAAGTGATACTCCGCTTGTCCGATGCGGCTCTAACGTCTCGCTCTGCGGTTGATAACCGCTTCGCTTTCGCTATGGTGGTACTTACACCCTCCCAAAGTGACGAAGGCCGTAGGAGTGCGACATGCGGATCCGTGGCGATGTTTTCTGGTCGTGGGCCGACCCGACGCTCCACTAACGTACCCACGAGGAAACGCTAAGCGATGGCAGTTTCATCGACGTGCAGGTCCGGCTGTCACCTACAGGAGCGACCCAAATGTTTATCGGGGTATACGCTCCAAGCGGCGCCGCAATTCATGAGGAGGCGTTCGATTCGCGACCTGGTGAGTCAATGACCAGGGCACTGGCTTGGGGCGTGGGCCGGGCACGCCGAATTGCCGCCGACGGCTCTGCTACCACCGACATGCGTGCTGCTTCGAAATAGAGGCGGAGTGGTTACAGCTTGATGGAGTACAGATGTGCTCTTGGCGGGTTTCAGTTATCAGTGCCGGTATAGGTGCGCCACGGCACCTTCACGCCGTTGACCAAGAAGCCCCAGTCGCCACGCCATTTGCTGGTGATGAAAAGGGTGTACACGCCGCCGGGTGAAACCCGGTCTATGCGGTGATACTCGCCGTGTCGCAACTGCGAGGTGTCGCCCTGATCCCGTCTGATCCACTCGCAGGCGTCCCGCATGATCCAATCAACGAATTTCTGGTTGGGGTTCGGCACCAGGCATGACATCAGCGAGTCCTTCCATTCATCGCTTGCCAGCCTTTGTTCGTTGTACCAGCCACGCAAGATGATCGTTCGCGCATCCCATGGGTGGTCGTGCAGGTCGCGATCCTCGTCGGGCCGCATGATGTGATGGATGCGGATCGACCAGGGAAACCACTGCATGGCGCGCTTGCGGGTTTCTTGGCAGTAGGCGTTCAGCAGCCACCAGCGGCCCATGTAGATGTCCTGGTCGTCGGCGGAGGTGATGTGCTGGTATGGCGTGCGCTGGGCGCGGGTGATGAGCCAGTCAGCTACGGCGGGCTTGGCCAGGAACTTAGCGATCACGCACCAGAACAGCTCAACAATGCGCGGGGTGGATCGGTTTTCTGTGGGCATGGGGATACCTCGCATCATGCTGCTTTGTGAGTTTCTGGCGTCCAATCCGCCCAGCCGATCACGGGCATTCTGGTCTTAGGGCTGAGGATCTTCTTGCCCTTCTCGTCGAGCAGTGCGGCTTTGCAGCGGATCTTCAGGTCGCGGCATGCGCCGGACCTCTTGGCTAGGTCAATGAACTGCTGGGCGTACTGGGGGGTATCGAAGAGGGCACTGAGCTGTTTCACCTTTTCGCCTGCCATGATGGCGTCGGCATTGCGCTGAACGGCCTCAATCCACTCTTCGAGCGTTATCTCAATTGGCGGCACTCCTATCCTGCCGCTGGGCTTGGTGTTCTTCGTTGACTTCCTGGCATCGGCCAACGCCGTAGCGGCGGTCATACCAAAAACTGCGAACGTGCTCATAGCTCACTCCAGGCAGTCGAGGGCCTTCTGGAGCAGCTGCTCCAACGAAAGCTCGTTGCGGTCATCGGTGTCGAGTGCGCGCCGAATCCAGCGGCAGGCGTCCTCGGCGTTGTCTCGCAGCTCGTCAGCATCACGGGACTCATCGTCGAGCTGGCTTTCCAGGCTGCGTATCTCTTCTCGCAGCAACTCGGCGCAGACGCTGGGGTCGAGGCCTTGCTCGGTGATACGTCGCACAAGCTCTGCGGCAGCGCCTGGCTCAAGCGCGGCGTAATGCAGAAGCTCATCTTCTTTGAGGGCGTTCACGGGGATGCTCATGGCGATCTCCAGGCATGCGCCGCCCTCGCCGGGTCGGCGTTATCGTTGAATAGGGGAAGGCGCTGGCGGGCAGCGCGGGAGGGTCAGGCGGCAGTAGCATCGTCAGTTGCTGGCTTTGGCTGGTAGACCAGCGTGCCGTCGAGGATCGCGGCCTTGATCGCTTCGAACTCCCAGGCGTAGTACTGCGACTCGACGTAAACCCGCAGCTCTGGGTAATCGTGCTGCTTGCGGCTAATGAACGCTTCGGCCGCTTCCTTGGTGAAGTGGCTGTTCACGATTTCCCAGTGCTTGTTCCAGCCGGTGACGGAGTGGTCGTCGAGTTCGGCCAGGAGCTCCCACTGGTCATCCGTATCCAGGTCGAGGAAATCACACTCGTGGTCGGCCTGAACGGTCTGGTTGATTTCCTGCTGTTCTTCCTCGTCGAGGTCATTCCAGTAATCCACTGGACTGAACCACCTCCTATCCTCCAGGCAGACCACCAAGCCTTCGGCATAGTCACGGTCGAAGCCGTAGTCGATTCGCTTCTGCTGCACGGTGAACAGCGCGCATGCCGTGTGGTGCCACTTCACGCCCTGGCCGTTGCAGTGGTGGCGAAGTCGGGCAACGAAGTCTTGCCAGGTGTCGGCAGTCATCGGGTGGCCGGTTGCCAGGCTCGGGCTGGCTTCGGTATCGCTCATGGCTTTCTCCATGCATGCGCCGCCCTCCGTGCTGGTGGCGGCATGGTGGCAATAGGTGGTTTCAGGCGTTGCCGATCAGCAACAGGCCGGTATCGTCTGGGTCGTCGCCCAGAACCAGGTCAGGTGCGCGAAGCTCGCGCCCAATGCGGAATTTGTCGAGCCTACGCGCCACAAAATCCGATACCACTATTTCGTGGCGCGGCGCACTGAGGAAGTGGCGGGCCGCTTCAGGCCCTAGTTCATGGATGCGGTGGATCAGCAGGGTCATGGCCTCGCCGTTTTCCTCGACTTCGGCCCACTGCATGATCTCGGCCAGAGCCTGGCGGGTGCCGCGACCTGCCTTCATCCGCAGATCCTCAACCCCAGCCTTGGCTTCTTTCTTCTTGCGCTTCTCGTCGCGCTCTTGGGGCGTCATCGCCATGCAGCACCTCCTTCAATCCGCTGGGCGGCAAGTTGAACTGGTCACGCCGCCTTGATCTTTGCAGCGCGCTTCGGATTTTTCTGCTCAATCTCAAGATCCATGTCGTTCCAGCCGGCCAAGAACCACGAGCCGTGAAACGTGTGATAGGCGAATGGATTGGCCATCTTTCCGCCACCGTTGCGGCGGCATTCCCGGCCAAGGTAGTAGACGCTGGGGTGATCGCCGTGTTCGCTCATGGCCTACCCCTGGCGCCGTTGAACTGGGAAGTCGATATCGAACAGGTCGAGGATCCGCACAAGCCGACAATTGCCGATTCCCAACTCGGCTATGGTCCGGCATCTGGACTTCCCCTCGTCACGCAGGGCGATGATCTTGTCGGCCAGATCGCGGTCCTCCTGGCTGGGCTCGACCTTCGCCTTCACTGGTCTGGCAGTCTTCGGCGGGCTGAAGAACCTGAATCCTCCCCGCGCCGCTACTCCCCACAGAGCGGTCTTGGTTTCGCCAAGGAGTTTTGCGACCTCGCCACAGGTCATGGTCTTTGCCAGTTCTGCAATCTGCGCGGTGCGGGCCTGGGCGCGGCTTTTACGCTCGCCGCCGCGCTCCTGCTTGACTGGCCTGGCCCGCTTCGGCCTCGGCGCAGGGTGCTTCCGCTGCCGGAGCGGCACGTACTGGAAGCCCTCAAGCACCACGAGCTGACCGCCAGACGCGAAGAAGGCAGCCTTCGCTGCCTCCAGGTCGATTGATGGGTTCATGCTGCCTCCTTCATCCGCTCGCGCATCTCCTTCTCCAGGTCGCTGAGCTCTTCCAGAAACGCCTTGATCTCGGACTCCATCTCGCGGATGCGCTTGAAGTCGCGCTCGAAGCGGTGGCAAACGTACTGCAGAGGTTCAGGCAGGCGGTCGTCGTAGCTGACAAAGTCGGCCCAGGCTCTTCCGGTGCAGGCCATCTGGGCGAGCATCTGCCACTCGTACTGCGGGTCATGGCGCTCGGACTGCATGGTGGCGATGTGGGTCGCAGTGTTCGGGCACTTGATCTCCAGCACGCCATCATCACCGACCAGGCCGTCCGGTGAAGCGCCAAAGCCAGCAATGGTCGGGTGCATTACCAGGCCGGTTTCAACCACCATCAGGCCTTTGTCCGCCTCGTAGGCCATGCAAGCGAACGGCTCAAGTTCTACGCCGCGCTGCACGGCGGGCTTGCTGGAAAGGTCTGGTCCGCTCTGCTGGCCGGTCAGGCGCTCGCACAGCAACTCCATCATGTAATTCTTTCGGGTAGCAGACGGCACACCACCTCTGCCGCTCGCCATAACGTCCTTCACCCGGCTGGCGGTTACGCACCCAAGGCGTGCCGCAAACCATTCAGCGCTACGCTGCTCCATCTAACACCTCCTCAGATTCGCCTTCGATGGGCGCCGCCTCTGCCTTGATGGCGTCGGCGCGCTTGGTGACCTCGGCCTTGAAGCGGGCATGGCCGGTCGCATCCTTTGCCTGTTTCATGGCTGCGGTTGCCTGCTGGTACACATCGGTCAATGCTTCCAGGCTGCCGGCCTTCTGTGCCAGTGCAATCCAGTTGTTCACCATCTCGGGGTCGGTGGGTGCCGAGCCAGCCAGGCTGGCAAGACCCTCACCCCCATCCGTGTTCAAGTGGTGAATCGCCTGCTCCAGGCGCTCTGTCTTCGGCCAGTACTTGTAGCCGCGCTTTACCACGGTCTTCTTGGCCATCTCGCCCGGGTCGGTGACCCATGGGCAGGATTTGTTCTTGCTAACCCAAGCTTTCCAGGCGCTGGAGCGGTCACGGATGGCGTTCACGCCCTCGATGCTCATGGTTTCGGTCAGGTAATCGCCATCGGCGGTCTTGACGACCACGTACACGCCGATCACCTCGCCGCGATCCTTGGCGAACGGGTTGTAGGAATGGGTCGGCGGCTTGTCGAAGCCGTTCAGGCTGAAAGCGTCTGCGCCGTAGACCAGTTCGGCCTGGGCCCAGCGTATGGCGCCGGTCGACATGGCCAGATCCATCAAACCGATGTAGCTGATATCCAGACAGATGCGGCCGTCGCGCGGTACCAGATACGCCTGCTTCTTGGCCGGGTTCAGGCTGATGCCGATGGCGGCGATGTTGGTGATCGCGTTGGCCACCGACTGCCGGTTCTGCATGGCAACCTTGGTGGCGTACTCGCTTGAGGTAATCACCTGGATGGCGAATTCGGCCTCGCGCTCGAAGTTCAGCGAGCGGTCAGTCAGCACGTTGGCAAACTGATTCCGCTGCGCATAAATGTCCTGCGAGATGATGGCTACTGCTTGGCTCATAGCGACCTCAGTAGGAAATGGCGATATTCGGGATCTTGCGCTCGGCGATCAGGGTGATTGCCTGCTTGGCGCATTCCTCGGTCATGCCGCCGGCGACGAAGGCGTCCAGGGCGGCGCGGTTGATGCTGCGGCGGTGGGCGACGTCGCGCTCTCGGGCTTCCTGCTGGCGCACGATCTCGGCGGCAGCTGCATCGGCCCGGCGGCGTTCTTCCTGGCGCGCCTGCTCGGCGGCTTCTTCAGCCCGGCGGGCGGCGGCCTGGCGCTCTTGTTCGGCACGCTGCTCGGCGGCCACGCGGTCAGCCTCGGCCTGAACACGGGCGCGCTCTGCTTGCTCAGCCTGCAACTTGAGCTGCAGGCGCTGGTTCTCGGCTTCTCGTTCTTGCGCGGCAGCTTGCTCGATCAGCTCCTGCTCGCGGCGCGCTGCGGCTTCCCGCGCTGCCTGCTGCTCCTGTGCCACGCGCTGACGCTCGGCCTCGACAGCGGCTTCCTGCGCTGCACGGATGCGGTCTTGCTCGGCGCGCTCGTCTGCTTCGCGGCGCAGTCGGGCCAGTTCGGCCTGCTCGGCTTCGAATGCTTCCCGCTTGGTCAAGGCGGCGCGAAGCGTGGTCAGCACCTTGTCCTTCGCGGCTCCGGCCTCAGCCTCGAATTCCTCCCAGTGGGCGCCGAGCTGCATGCCCTCAGCCTCAGCAATCAGGCCCTTGATGTGCAGTGAGGTCAGTTCGCCAAGGTCGTCCGCCAGAGTCTTCAGCCAGTTCAGGCGGTCATTGTGGCGGTCGATGCGAGCATCCTCGGCGGCTTCCCACTCTGTGAGCGGCCGGCGCGTCTCGTCTCGCAGAGCGTCCATCGCGGTCACGAACTCGCGCAGCTCAGCCTCGACCACCTTCGGCATTTCCTTGAGTCGGCGCAGGTAGTCGCGGCCCGGCTTCTCGACGGCGGTCTTCGACTTGCTGACCCTGGCGGCAAGGCTGGCGATGCGCTCGCGGCCCTTGCGGGTGGTCAGATCGGGCACTTCGCCTTCGATCTCACCCTTCACCAGGTCGATGAATTGCTGCAGGCCGCCGGCCACATAGATGGCCGGGGCGTTCGCCTCGCTGATCTCTTCGATCGCGATCAGCTTCTGTTCTGCGGACATACGAATCTCCCGCGCCATCCATGCGGTGGGCGCTGATGTGATGTTTATTGAGTGATGGAGCCAGCCAGTGCGCTGGCGAGCATGAAGAAGGTGCAGGCGAAGAGCATCGAGAAGGAGCCGCGCCAAGCCGCGATGCGTCGGGCCCGCTGGTAGCTGGTCATCGCTTAGGCTCAAGGGATTTGATTGCAGACTTGCCCAGTGCGCGCAGCGATCGCCTAAAGTTACCGAGGTCGCGGCGTGCTTTCTTGCGCTCTCTGACGAAGTAATAGGCCCTGGTGCAGTGGACGCATCCTTGCTTGAGCAGGTAATCCATCACCTCTTTGTCATTCAGGCTGCGGTCTTCGTCCTGCGACCACTCTCTGAATGCGTCCCACATGTGTGTCTTGCGGCGATTTTTCTCGTCATACAGGATCTGGAAATGCTCTTCGCTTCCGTTCGGCCAAGGAAGATCGCCAAGTTCTGGGTGTGGATTTGCAGGCTTCGGGCCAATCAAATCGAAGCGGTTCTCACATCGACCAAGGTGAAGACCGATCTCGGCCGTCAACGACTTGATCCGCTGCAAGACTGATTCGTGAGCGGCCAAGGTGATGAGTATCGAGCGCTCAAGCTTCATGCCCGCACCTCATACCCAACTGTCCACTCACCGCACATCCACCAGCTGCGGGTGACAGCCTCTGGGTTCTCGATGAACGCCTCGGCAGCGGCTTTCTTGGCGTCAAACAGCGTCGGCCCCTTGAACAGCATCAGCACTCGGTCGGCCGGCATAGCCTGAGCCTCGGGCAATTCGGCGATCTGCTCGTCGATGAGCGTCTTCACGATTGGCGTGGTCATGATGCCTCCTGCTTGCGGTAGCCGGCGTCGTAGAGAGCCTCGCACAGCCACTTTGTGAGTGCCTGATTAGGGTTTTCATCAGGATTCAAAGCCATCATGGCCTTGACCTCCTCTTCTCGCTTTTCTGCTTCAATCTGCTCGGGCGTGCGGATAGGTCGGAAGCAGCCATGTGCGCCTTGACCGACTTGCAAATACTCGAATTCAGGCGGAGCAAAGAACGTGAATGCCGCGACATCAATTGAGCCGCTCTTGAAGTGAGCAATCACCGTCACACGGTCACCAATCATCGGATCAGACGGCAAGGTTTCCTCTGGGTTGAATCCGGCGAACTCGCACACTATGCCAACCGGTGGCAGGCCCTCGCCACTCCATTGCTCGGGCCTGGCGGAAAGGCTGGATACCTTCGGGAATACGCAGCTGTCTGTTGCCTCGCGCCACATGCTGCCGTCCTCGGTGTAGGCAAGGATCTGCTCACCCTCAACCTTGTACCAGGCGGAGAAGTAGAACTCGTTTTCAACGCCAAAGTGCGTAGCGCCTTCGGGCGCCTTGCTCCAATCAATCTTGCTCACGCGACCTCCTTGCGCCCATCAACGATCTTGTTGAGGCGCCCGCAGTAGTGGTTGAACTCTTCGATGGTGATGCGCTGGTCGGCCAGCATTTCGGTGAGGAGCTTGAGGACCATGGCCTGCCAGGACAGTGGCGTCTCAGGGTGAGCCATGGCCTCAAGCTCTTCGTCGATCAGGACGTGAGGGCTTTTCATTGAGCCTCCTCAGCCTGGGCCAGAACTCCTTCTTTGGCGAAGGGGGTGAGCAGCTGGCGGGCGATCTCTTCCAGCGCCGACTCAGGGTTGGCCACGCTCAGGATCTCGTCAGCTGCCGCTGCTGCGTCGCTGGTCACTTTGCAGCGCGCAGCCAGAACCAGGCGGCCCAGCACCGAGTTGCTGATGCCGTTCAGGCCCAGCTGGCCCATCACGAACTCATCCACCGCCTGGGCGAAGCGCTCATAGGTGACGCCTTGCTTCGGGCGCATCCGGCGCTGGAACACTACGTCGCGGCGCGCCATCAGCTCAGCGATGCCGTCGTCTATCCAAGTGGATTCCGCGTCGGCAACTTCGCTCACCGCCGGCGGCATCCGGTTGTCGTACTCAAACTGTGCTGCTCGAAGTGCGCCCATGGCGATCTCCAGGTGGGTTATGCGGCCGCATTGGTCAGGAGCCAGGCGCGGGTGACCAAACCCACCGTGAAAGGTGGCCTGGCGCCTGCCGATGCGGTCGTATGTGAAAGGAAGGGGATACAGCTACCGCCGCCTGACCCGCGATCAAGTCGTGTCGGGATTTCACCGCTCGGCGGCGGGCATCTGCATCGGGGTGTGATCTGGCCGGTGCTGAACTCCGGCGTTGGTCGCGCTCAGTACTGAGGCATACAGGTACCGCTTCCATGAGCATGCGCATCAGCCTGCGCATTCAGATCACACTCCGATGCAGCCTGCGATGGGGAGCAGGGCATCGGGCAGTTAACGTCAGGCTGACAGGACGCTGGTTGTTCAGGCTGCAGCCGGGATCACCACCAACACGGTGTTGACCATCGTTCCGGCTTGCTTAAAAGAGGCTTCCGGCAGGGTTTCGATTCTGCCACCGCGCTCTTGGATGATCCCTCGGAAACCCCTGGTCAAGGCGTCGTCCCGAAAGGTCACGCCAGACGGCATGATTGCCACCAGCCTGCCGCCGGGCTTGAGGAACTTCAGGGCATGCACAACGTGGTGAATGTCGCTGCGCTTCTTGTCGAAGGGCGGGTTCATCAGCACGCGGTCATAAACCGCTTTCGGTTCAACCTGCAGGAAGTCGCCTGGCTCAAAGACGCCGGACAATGGCAGCTTCAGATCAATGAGCGCCTTATGGTTCTCGGGGAGCAGCTCGTGCATATCGACGATCACCCCAGAGGCTGCTGCGTTGGCAGCTACTGCCAGAGCGCCGCGCCCCGCGCTTGGCTCCAGAACCATCATTCCGTCGCTGATCATAGCCAGGTCAGCCGCCTGCTTTGCCACATGCGGAGGGGTTGGGAAGAAGCCAAAGTCCTGAGGCACAGTGACTTCACCGGTCAGCAGGATATTTTCGATGGCGTCAGCGGCGTCACCGTCGAACAAGTGAGCCTTCGCCTTTGTGTTCCATTTGCCACCGGCGGCTTTAAGAGTTTTGTCGAGGCGCTGGTACAGGTTCTTTTCGAGCTGACCGCCAGTGATGAACAGCTTGTTGCCTTCGGTACGCGAGGCGCTCAACAGCGCCATCACTTCGTTTTCGACTTTCATGTGTCACTCCCGGTTGATTTCCCAGCAGCCACTCGTGGGAATGGCTGCGAGTGAAATCACACCGCGCGCTCCAGCTCGCAGCATTCCTCGTAATGAGCCATCGCAATCGGCATGTGGTAGCTGTCGAGCGGCCATTTGCTGACGATGCAGCCTTGGCCGGCCGGGTAGCGGAAAACGAAAAGCTCTTCTGCGTCCTTGTCCATCTCCATGCTCACCTGTGCACCGCTGGTGAAGGTGTCCTTGATGATCGTGGTCATGCTGTGTTCCTCCAGTGGATTCCCAATGCCGCCTCATCGAAGCGGCATCAGTGAATCTCGTGGCCAGCCAGGGCACGCTACTGGCGTCTGCTTCTGGCTATCTTCTGGTTGTTCCTCCAGCCGCGGGCCTCTCGGCATTTCTTCCCGCTGGATAACTGTTCTCGGCGCTTTACGCTGCACGCCAGGGGCAGTTGCCACCCCTCTGGACTGTTGAGGCCTGTCCATCGCTGCCTTTGAATCTGGGCCGGTGTCGATCCGGCAAGGTGTGTCGCTAAAGAGCGTCGGCCTGTGAGGGCCTCTCGAGGGGCTGCGTAGCGCCTCGGTGAATTGATATTGCCGGCGGCGATACATAAATGTCAACTCCGGCGGCGATACTTTTTTTGTGAGGCATAAAAAAACCCGCTCAAGGCGGGCTTTTATGTGGGGATTGGGGCTCAGTCTTCGGTAACGAGGTGGTAGGTTGTGTACTCCCTGCCAGCTACTTCGTCCCGGGTAGTGTGCTTGAGAGCCTGAAGCGAAACCTGCATGCCGAGGGTCAGCTTTTGGATATGTGGGTACTGCTGCTTGTTGTAATGAACCTTCGTCTTCGCATCTCGATCGTCACGGACATACAGGGCCCCTGTCTCGTTGAGCTGAGAGACACGACCCTCAACGGTCACTGCGATTGGTTTTTCAATCTGCAATACATGCAGCCGGGAATGCGCAGACCTAACGGCCTCTAGCGACCCGCCCCAGTGATAGACAGTGGAGTTAGGGGAAGGCCAGGTAAGCTCGGCACCAATCTCCTGTTTTTCGAGAGCCGCAAGAAGGTCGCTCAAGGCCCTTGCAGCTGGAGCGCCTATAGCCCTAACAAGCTCGCGAATTCGCTCCTGGGAGGGAGAGGAAAGCACATCGAAAATCTGCTCAAGGGCGCCCTCCATGAGGGAATCACCGACTGTGTCTGGTGCGATGTTCCCAGCAAACATCAGCCTCGTTGAGCCAAAGGAGAGCCCGGAAAGCCGGAGGTCAATCTCCTCAGACACACCCTCCGGTATACCCTTTTTAGGAACGGAGCCATGTCGGAGGTGGTAGGCCGCATGAGCTACAGCGCTGTTGAACTTCTCGGCAACCTTTGTAAGCAATCTCAAAGGGATGCTGCCATCCATTCTTCGGCCGATAAGTCGCAGCTCGACAACCTCATGCATCAAAGCCGCTTTCGCCTGCCTAAGGTCCTGTTGGAGCTCATCCTGATGGGAAAGCCACGAATCCAGGGAGAGCTGGATCGAGAATTTTTTGGGAGACTCCGCAAGCCTAAGCTTGTCGCGCTCAATGAACTGCCTGACCTGAGCAAGCTGGCGCTCAAGCCAATCGATTCGATTTGCTTGCTCAGTCATCAATTTAACCTCAGGGCAGCAAGCCCCTTTGGAGTGGTTTCATCACGCTGGGTACCGAATTTCTGCATCCAGAAATCCAAACCTTCCTGATCCGTGCTCTCTACTTTGAACACGTGTAGGCCAAAACGTGCGGCGGCGAAATTACTGTTCAGGAGGTTGTTGACTACCGGGAGCGCCGCCTCTGAAAGCGAGTCAACATTCTCGGGATCATAGACGACTACCAAGTCAATGTCTTGAGGATCGTCCTTAGCGCACATGAAGGACCCATCGACCCAGATCGTGCTCTTGAGGCCTGCATTTTGAAGCAGCTCAACGTACACGCTCAACCCCCCAAACAGGATGCTCCTCCGGCTTGAATTGGGGAAGCCATCGACCGTCAGGGATCTCAGTTGCTCAAGGGAGAATGGGTGGATGCCAGCAGCAAGCAGGGGCGGGTAATCAACTTTTTCTTGGCTCATCGGCGGGCATCAGTAGGTCCATTACCTGCTTGATTTTCTGAGCTTGCTCAGGCGTAAGGTCAAGCAACTGAGTAGCTACCTCATCCACCGTCTTGCGCATTTCAGGAGAGGCTTGTTGGTACTTGTCAGACTGGTAGTAGTGGGTTTTGCCGCCTACTGGTAGGGGTGCCAGCTTGGCGATCTCCTCGGCCAGGCGTGGACTGAAAGTGCTAACGGGAACAGATATCAGCCCTGCGATCACTGATGCGACCTTCGCATTGAGGGCATTGGTTCCGTTGAGGTACGAGCTGACTGAGCCCTGATTAATCCCTAGCGCATCCGCGATCTTGCCTTGAGTCAATGACTCGGCCCGTGTCTTCCCTCTGTTGAAATCGTCAACCGCTGCCTTAAGGGCAAGGCATTCGTCGATTTCCCACTGTTCAAGTGCGCGCTTCTTCATGGCGGTGATTATTCAGTGCGGCGATAAATTTTCAATCGCCGCCGGGGTTGATTTAAAAAACTCCGGCGGCGATACTTGGTCCATGACTACGCGTGGAGATCTGGCGATGCGCCGAATCACATTGGGCCAGTTTGCAAATGAGAAAGGGCAAACCAAGGCCGCTGGATTTCTTGGAATGAGCCAGAGCGCGCTCAACAAAGCCCTTCAGGTTGGCCGAGAGATTTTCGTAATCGAGAGCGATGACGGGGGCTTTAGCGCCGAAGAGATAAGGCCATTTCCATCTCAGCCCCAGCAAAAAAAATCAGCTGCCTAACAACTTTTAAACCGCAAGGAGCATTACCCCTATGGGATTCAAAGACCCCCTTACACAGCGCCGAGACCTGGCGAGGAAGGTCCGACTTTATCCGCTGCTTGATCGACAGCTTCAGCGTGCTGCTCACAAGTCCCGCCGCGAGTACGCGACCTACCTCTTTGAGATGCTCGAGTGGGCTGCTGTGAATGGCGGCATCGAAGCCCTCATGCCCGACGACCTGAAGGATATCGCGGGCTAGAGGCCCTCAGGAGGGCACGATGGAATTTTGTGAAGAGAACGTGCCACCAGAGACCAGAGCCAAGATTCATCGCCTGATGGAGGCCAGGGGCTGGACGTTTGAGGAGGCCGTTAACGAGGTCTTGCTCGAAGCAATCACGTCCGGCGCAACGGTATTCCTGGGAAGGCGAAAGGCACCGGTTCTGGAGCTGGTGGGACTGAAGAGGCCCTCTACCGGATAGGTGAGGCCCTCATCTAGGGGCTGAAGAGACCCTCATAAACAGATCAGGAGAAGGGCATGTCACCAGAAGCAATGCAGCAGGAAATCCAACTGATCTTTGCGCGGGCCTGTGCTGAGTCGCTGAAAGAGTCGGCAGGCAGCATCTTGCGTGACGAATTCAAGGAGGAGAAGGCCAGGGCTCACGGAGAAGCGTTTGCCTCGGCCTTCGTCTTTATGGCGCGCTACTTCACAGACGGAACGCCACATTAGCCGGCGGCACAGGAGCGTACATGCCAGTTGAGTAGTAGTTCCGAAGCTGGCCCTCAATAGTCGACAAGGCCTCTTTATCCAGGGTTAGGCCGTCTGAGGTGAGATTGACGAGTGCGGTTTTGAAGTAGCCGCCAGCAATGAGGGAATTCAGCGTGTCGCGAGCCATTTGCTCGACAGATTTTTCAGCCATGTCCGGTCTCCTTGGACCTTGTTGTGTGGAAGCAAAAAGCTACCACGGATGCGCCGGACACCCAATGCAACACCGCAACACCAAATCGCAGAGACAAAAAAGCCGGGTTCGCGGCCCGGCTCTCTGCAATACAAAACTCTGTAGGGGAATTATGCATATGCAGACCCAAAGTGTACAGGCCCTGCAAAGGGTCGCGCCACAAAACGACAAGCGCGATTTTGTGGCGCGGATGTCGTCGAGGGAGATCGCCGAGGTTACCCAGAAGCGCCACGACAATGTGTGGCGCACCATCGAATCGCTTCACGCCAAAGGCCTGATTGGACTCCCTCAATTTGAGGAAGTCCCAAACCCCGGGCCTGGCCCGCTTTGCATCAAGCAGTACCTGGTCGGAAAGCGCGACAGCTTCGTTGTCGTCGCCCAGCTGTCGCCAGAGTTCACTGCCGCGCTGGTGGACCGCTGGCAGCAGCTGGAGGCCCATGTCGCGAAGCCGATGCCCGCCGACCTGAGCAAGCTGGAAATCCTCCAGATGGCCCTTGAGTCGGAAAAGGCCCGCGTTCTGCTCACCGTCCAGGTCGAGGCCCAGGCCAAGAAGATCGACCACCTGGAGAACCTGTTCAAGGAGGGCATGAGCCACGTCCAATTCTGCAAGGGCCTCAATGGGGTAAACGTGATGCAGGTCGGGCACTTCCTCGAAGGCCGCAACTGGCTCTACAACGAGAGCAAGTCCGGCACCCGCTACCGCGTCGCCGCCTACGCTCGCGACAAGTACATGACCGAGCACCAGCAGGAGATCAGCCCGCACGGCCGGGAGCCCTTCATCAGCTACACGCCGATCCTCCTGCGCAAGGGCGCCGCACGCCTGTACGAGCTCTACTTGGCCGGCGATCTGCCCATGAAAAAGAACTGGGACGGCCTGCACACCCACGACAAGGCCGTGCGGGGTGCAGCATGAGTCCAGCATTCCACACCGAAGCGCACCGCGTTGCGCGCAAGCGTCACACATGCACCGAATGCCGTGGCCACATCGAGCCAGGCGACCGCTACGAGTTCGTCTCTGGTCTCTGGGAGGGCGACGTGTCGACCTACAAGACCTGCGCGGACTGCGAGACGGCGCGTGACTTCTACGTCAACGAGCTCAATTCGACCGAGTTCCGCGATGTCGAGTACGGCGCCTACTGCTACAGCGAAGTCCGCTGCGACCTGGAAGAAGCCGCGACCGAGATCCCCTCTGGCACCGGCCTGAAGTTCCGGGCGTACCGGCACGTCGTAGGCATGCGCCGCCGCGGCAACGCCGCGCGCGAGGAGCGGAATGCGGCGCTCATGCTGGTCTGCCAACAGCGGGATGCTGCCTCCTTGGAGCGTGCCCAGTGAGCGTTCAATCCATGTCCTGGGCCTTGGAGCAGCGCGACATCGTAGACGCTACTGCGCGCTACGTGCTGCTGGTCCTGGCCAACTATGCCGACAAGAACGGCCGAGGGGCTTTTCCGTCCTCCTCCAGCATCAGTGATGACACCGGCCTGTCCATCCGTACGGTGAAGTACAAGCTCGACCACCTGCTGGAAATCGGTGTGATTCGCCTTGGGAATCAGGCCATTGCCGGTGCCTATATCGACCGCCACGACCGCCGCCCGACCGTGTACGACCTGTGCATCGAACGGGGTGCACCAGCTGCACCCGGTTCCGAACGGGGTGCAAATGACGACACAACGGGGTGCAGTTCACGACACAACGGGGTGCAAACCACGACAGAACGGGGTGCAGGAGCTGCACCCAATCCATCAATAAACCATCAAGGAACCATCAAAGAACCGAAGCAGCCAGTCGCTGACGCTCCTGCGGCACCGAAGAAGGATCCTAAGTTCGACCCGATGACTGCCAAGCCGGCAAACGTCAGCGCCTCCGTATGGGCTGACTGGTGCCAGCACCGCCGCGAGATCGGCAAGCGCCTGACAAAGACGTCCTGCGAGCGCCAGGCCGCCCAGCTGGCCAAGCACCACGAACCCGACGCCGTGATCAACCAGTCGATCAGCAACGGCTGGACCGGCCTGTTCCCGGAGAAGGTGCTGCCTGGTGCGCAGCAGGGCCAGCGCCGCAACGGTCCTGACTTCAACGACACCAGCTGGGCTGATGACCTGGGGGGCTTATGAGCGCGCAACCGAAACTACGCAGCGTGACGCAGATCATGGCCACGGCCCGCAACCTGCCTGGCGAGGTCCAGACCCCGGCCAAGCAGCTTGACCCAGGCACCACCAAAGTGGTCAACGCCCTGTTCAAAGAGCTGCAGGCCATCTTCCCGGCGTGGAAGCAGGCCTGGCCCGATGACGACGCGCTGAAGGCTGCCAAGCGCAGCTGGATCAAGTCCTTCGTCGCCGCGGGCATCAACACGCTCGAGCAGATCCGCTTCGGCATCCAGAAGTGCCGGGTGCTAGGAACCGACTTCGCCCCTAGCAGTGGCAAGTTCATCAAGTTGTGCCAGCCGACCCCGGAAGAGATGGGCATTCCGCCGCTTGCGAGGGCCTTGGCAGAGGCGCTGGAGAATTTCCACCCCAGCCGGGCAGGGTCACGCGTTTGGACGCACGCAGCGGTTCGCCACGCGGCCCTGCAATGCGAAGCGCAGAACCTGGGGTCGATGGAGGTTGAGCGGGCCGAGAAGGTGTTCGCCCGGGCCTACGACATCACGATCCGCATGCTGGTCGCCGGCGAGCCGCTGGGCGACATCGCCACCGGCATTGGCCACGACAGCCAGAAGAGCGCCGCTCAGCTGGCCGACGAGTACGCCAGTCAGCGCCAGGTCCGCCTGCTGGAGATCCAGCAGATCCCAACCAGCGCCGCCGACTGCCGTGCACACCTGCTGGCCAAGTTGAACATCAAGCGCGCCGGGCAGCCGGCCGGGGAGGGGGTGTGATGAACAGAATCCACATGTGGCACCGCATGGCGTACATGGGCTTCATCATCGTGAAGTGCGGCCGGAAGGTTCGGGCCACTCAGTTCACCGACCAGCCTGAAAAGGTCACCTGCAAAGCCTGCCTCAATCGCATGGGGGTGCAGCCATGAAGACTCACTACGATCCACATCCTCATGGCGAGGAATCGGAAGAACAGGCCGTTTGCGGAACCTGGCTCGGCGACGAGAGCAACTTGTCTGGCGATTGGTCCCGCGTGGACTGCCGGCGATGCCTCAATGGCAAGGGGAAGATCACGGCATCCATCGCTGACGAAGAGCGCTTCATCGTCGAGCAGATGGGCCACATGGCAGCGCACATGCGGGAGAAGCACTGATGGACACCAACAAGATGCGCGAGCAGTTCGAGGCGTGGGAGTGTGATGCGCCGCAGGGTCCACAGACTGACCCAATGTGGCTCATGTACGACGCGGAATCGAACGCCTACGGGCTCGAAAAAATCCAGGACCGGTGGGAGGTGTGGCAGGCCTCACGCGAGGCCGTGGTGGTGGAACTGCCCAAGGTGGTTGGCTTCGAGGGCGCGTATGACTCGCACCGCGATCATGAATTCGTCCCGAGCATGAGCGACGTTGAGGATGCAGACGAGATATTCGGCCTGTGCCGCAGGGTTGAAGCCAAGGAAGTGATCGAGGCCCAGGGCCTGAAGGTGGCGCCATGATCGCTGCCTACTTCCTGATCGTTCTATTCACCGCCGGCAAGGATTCGGCTATGACCTCCGTCCCGATGGAGTCAGCCGAGGCGTGCCAGCAGGCTGCTGTGCAGGCCAAGGCTGACCTTGAGGGTGCTTTCAGCATCGTTCGCACCAGCTGCGTGAGGGGCAAGCCATGACTGAGAAGATCAGCGTCAACAGCCAGGCCAAGCTGTCCGAGGCGATCACCATGCTGACCCGCCTGTTCCGCGACAAGAAGTTCGTCGTGATCAGCATGCGCCCAGGCAAGGACCGAACCCTGGACCAGAACGCCCTGTGGTTCGCGTTCTACAAACGCATCGCGGAGATGACCCAGATCGGTGACGCGTCGGAGGCCCGCAAGTACTGCAAGCTGCACCACGGCGTGCAGATCCTGATCAACGAGGATGAGGACTACCGCGCCGCCTGGCACCGGACCACCAAACACCTCAACTACGAGGAGAAGCTCGATCTCATGGGCGACTGCAAGCTTCTGGGGCCCGACGGTTTCCCGGTGACCAGCCTGTTCAATCGCGCCCAGGGCATCGCCTACACCGAGCGCGTGGTGGCGGACTTCACCGCCCGCGGCGTGGTGTTCAGCGACCTGCTTGGGGAGGAGGCGGCATGAAGAGCCAGGAAGCAAACCTCAAGCGGAACAAAGACCAAGGCGTTTTCGCAGCGCCTGGTTGGAGAGGCATATACGGCCAGGGCCTGACCCGGCGCGGAGTGCAGTGCGTTGTTCTCGCTGCAACAGGGAAGAGTGGCAAGCAGATCGCTCGCGAGCTCGGCATTTCGCCGGGCACGGTATCCAGCAGGATGGCTGATGCCCGCCTGCACTTGAAGGCCTCCAACCGCACGGAGCTGGTCGCTAAGGCAGTTGCGGCAGGAATCATCTACGCCTCGGAGGCCGAGCCATGCGCGTAGCCCAGATCAAGCCGAAGAAGTGCAAGGCACCAGGTTGCGGCAAGCCCTTCAAACCGTCCATGTCCACGCAGAAGGTGTGCAGCATCGCCTGCGCCAAGGCCATGGCCAAAGATCCGAAGCTGCAGAAGGTCGCGGCCAAGGCCATCACCAAGCAGGCCCGCCAGGACCTCCAGGAGCGCCGGGAGAAGCTGAAGACCCGCCGCGAACACATGGCCGAGGCGCAGACCGCGTTCAATGCCTACATTCGCGAGCGTGACGCCGGCCTGCCATGCATCAGCTGCGACTCGAACCCGAGAGACCATGACCTGATCACCGGAAGCCGCTGGGACGCCGGCCATTACCGATCAGTGGGCGCTTGCCCGGAGCTTCGGTTCGAGCCGCTGAACGTCCACCGCCAGTGCGTGAAGTGCAACCGGAACCTGTCGGGCAACGCGGTCGAGTACCGCATCCGATTGGTGAAGCGCATCGGCGCCGACCAGGTTGATTGGCTCGAAGGGCCTCATAAGCCCCAGCGCCTGACCATCGAAGACCTGCAGGCCATCAAGGCCCTGTACCGCCAGAAACTCCGCGACCTCAAGAGGACAGCAGCATGACCTGGACCATCGAACAAACTGTCTGCCTGCTCCTGCTGGCCATGTTCATCAGCTCCACCTGGTGCGTCACGCGCGCCCAGCTCATCGCGAATCGCCGGAAGAAGGAGCAAGGACGATGATTTATCAAAACGTGGTATCGGCGGTGGTGCGGGCTCTGGCAGCAGAGACGATCAACAGCGCTGGCGGGTGCAGTGTCGAACCGCGAGTGCAGGCGGGCAAGCTGAAGGGGGAGATCTCCGGGAAGGACGCAGCCTTACTGGCCGACTCGATCGTGCACCGACTGCTCCATGCCCAGCTCTCCCCGCGGCACTGGAACGCCCTGGTGGCAAAGTACAGCACGCACAAGGGGCGCAAGGTCGATTCCATTGGCCGGCTGATTGCCGTCGTCCAAACCCCGGCGCCGAAGCGGTTCACTCAGCAGGCTGTGCTGGTCTGGGCGGTTCCACAGCAAACGAAGGGAATTCAGCGCAAGATCCCGCAGGTCAAGGCGCCCGATCCGCGCGAGAACGAACGGGAGGGGCAGTGGGACTGGCGCAACAGGGCGGCTGCCGCTGCGGCTGACCGCGCCAACAAGAATGCCCGGGCCTTGGCCGAGGTGAAGCCGGGGGAGATGATCGTCCTGGCTGAGTCGAACTACGACATGACCAACTGGGATTCTCAAGGCCTGACCGAGCGCACCTACCAGCGCTGGAACCGGGCCATCAAGGGCGCTCTGGAGGCGATGGTGAACGAGGCGCTGGTCGAGGCTCAGCACATGCTTGAGGCGATTGGAGTGCTATTCGACGAGGCTGCATGAAAAGGCCCTCAAAAGGGCTTGCAATATCATGTCGCCATGTCGTAAATTTGCTCCATCCTGTCATTCCTGCGCGTGTTGAGGAGTGACGCACAAAGCCCGGCCATCGTGTCGGGCTTTTTGTTGCCCGTAGGAAAGCGCATGAAGCCATCAACCGCATGGAGCCTCCTGGCGTTCGCTCTGGCCCTGGCCAGCTACACCCTGCACCGCGACATCAGCGCCAATGTCTTCCTTGGCTGCGTATTCATCATTCAGGGCCTCAAAAGGCCCGACGGTTCGGCCCAAGAGCGCCGGGCCACATTCCTGGCTGCCGCACTGAGCGCTGGCATCCTCCTTTTCGCGCTATGGGTGCTCGCCACCGGCCTCGACATCCGTGGCCCGGCACCATTCCGCTACAAACACTAAGGGACTGAACATGGCCGATGCCGCTACCCCAGCAGCTTGCACGGTTGTAGGGTTGGGCGGCATTGCCCTCGCAAGCTGCCTCCCCACGATCGACCTCAACGCTGTTGTCTGCGCCTTCGGTGGCGCGCTGCTCTTCATCCTCTGGGCGAAGGACATCAACCTGTGGCAACGCCTCGGGTACTTGCTCGTCGGCTGGATCGGCGGTTACTACGGCTCGGCCGAGATCCTGGCCCAGGCCTGGACGAAGACCAGCGGCATCGCCGCCTTCGCCTGCGGGCTGGCCACGGTCCTGGTGAGCATCAGCGTTCTGGAGTCGTTCAACACCGGCAAACTGCCGAAGTGGGTAACCGAGCTGCCAGCAGCAATTGGCAGCCTGTTCCCCAAGCGAGGGGGCCAATGACCCTAGACCAAACCATCACCCTGGCCCATGCCGGGTTCTGCGGCGGGATCTGCTTCGTCATCGCGTTCATGTACCGGCGGGGCGGATCGAGCTACAAGTTCCTGCCCAGCCTGTGCGCCTTCTGCCTGGCCTCCCTGTTCGGTCAGGAGTGGTTGAGCATCATCGGCGCGATCCTGCTGTACGGTCAGTGGCCGGTCACCTCGGTGCCCAGCACGCTGATCTTCGGGATCCTGTTCATCCTGGCGCTGCGCTCGCGCGGCAACGTGGCCCGGTTGTTCGATCAGTCCAGGCAAAGGCCGCGCGCCACAAAATAGACGTGCGCCATTTCGTGGCGCGACCACCACTCAGCCTGTGCGCAGGCCGGAGATATCCCATGAAGACCGAATACCAAGTTCGCCCGGTTACCCGATACATCGTCACGCGCTGCCAGGTCGATGAAGCGTCTGGAGCCTCCACCGCCTCGTCTGCAGTTGGCGAGTATCCGAACGGAGAGATGGCCGACACCGTCGCTGACGCAATGGTGGCAAATGATCGCCAGCGCGGCATCGACTCTTCGCGATCCCGTTACGGCCTGAGCCTGGGCGAGGTTATTTCTGGTCAGCGCATGGAGCCCGGTGAATGACGACCATCGCCTACAAGGATGGCGTAATCGCCTATGACTCCCGCCAAACCCGCAGCGGCTCCATCGTTTCCGATGACTGCCAAAAGCTAACCGTCGTGGATGGCGTCAGCTTCTTCCTGTCCGGTGCCGTGTGCGACGAGAAGGCCCTGATTGCGGCCTACTTCGGCACGCCATCGCCGGTACCTGTCGAGTGCTCGGGCTATGTGGTGGATGGCGGCAGGCTGCAGATGGTCGGCCATGACGACAAGACTGGCGTATGGCGGCAGGACCTCGACCCGGCCAACCCTGACGCGATCGGCAGCGGCTCGGCCTATGCCCTGGCAGCAATGGACATGGGCGCAAGCGCCGAAGAAGCGGTGCGCGCCGCCATGAAGCGGGATATCTACACCGGCGGGAAGGTCCGGACTATGAGGATTGACCAGCATGGAAAGGCCAGTTCCTCCAGCTGATCTCCTTGAGCTGACTGAGCTGTCGATGCTCGGCACCAGGCTCCAGCCGGCGCCCGAGGTTGGCGAGTGGGTGCAAGCCGCGATCCTCAGCGAGGCGGGAGAGCTACACAACCCTGACCATGCTCACCTGGCCGACGCACCGCTGCGCTTCCTGTGGGCGTCTGCCTGCTTTGAGAAGCAAGGTCGAACCGTGGTAGGCCAGGCCGAAGCGGTGATGTTCCGTGCAGGCGGGTGGCAGAAGGCTCGGCAAGAGCAGCAGATGATCGACTGGTTCGGCGAGGTGCCGGGCTTTGTCATCACCCTGGCTGCGGATTACTGCTCCCAGTGCTCCGACACCGAGTTCTGCGCTCTCATCGAGCACGAGCTTTACCACATAGCCCAGAAGCTAGATCAGTATGGCGCTCCCAAGTTCACCCAGGACGGCCTGCCCAGCCTTACGTTGCGTGGCCACGATGTGGAGGAGTTCGTCGGCGTGGTCCGCCGCTACGGTGCCAGCCATGACGTACAGCAGCTGATCGACGCTGCAAGCCGGCCGCCTGAGGTGGCCAAGATCAACATTTCGAGGGCCTGCGGAACCTGTCTGCTCAAGTCGGCGTGATTCTGGACAGGCTCTGGACGGATGACAGCCTATGGCAGCCCTCAGCAATGACGTGAAGGCCTTTATCGTTCAGGCCCTGGCTTGCTTCGACACGCCTTCACAGGTGGTAGAGGCAGTCCAGAAAGAATTCAGCATCGCAGTGACCCGCCAGCAGGTGGAGACGCACGATCCCACCAAGTACTCCGGCAAAGGCCTGGCGAAGCGTTGGGTGACTCTATTCGAGGACACTCGCAAGCGGTTCCGGGAGGAGACGGCGGACATTCCCATCGCCAATCGGGCGTTTCGCCTGCGCGGCCTTGGGCGAATGGCTGAGAAGGCCGAGAACATGCGCAACCTCGCTTTGACTGCCCAGCTTTACGAGCAGGCTGCCAAGGAATGCGGTGACATGTACGTCAACCGCAAAATCGAACCCGGCAAGCCCCTGGGCTCCCAGGCGGACCAGCAGCACGCTGTTGCTGAGTACAAGCTGGAGCCAGACGAGAATGTCCCCGCTACCCCGTACCTTTGAGGCGCCGGTCAAGCTGACGCCGAAGCAAGCGAACATCTACGTGTGGGGCTTTCAGCGTAATGCCCGCTTCCGCGATGCGGTCTGCGGTCGTCGATTCGGCAAGACCTTCCTCGGAAAGGCGGAGATGCGCCGTGCGGCCAGGTTGGCTGCCGAGTGGGGCGTCAGTGTCGAGGACGAGATCTGGTACGCGGCCCCGACGCAGAAGCAGGCCCGCCGGGTGTTCTGGCGCCGGCTGAAGCAGGCCATCCCCCGAGAGTGGCGTGAGTGCAAGCCGAACGAGTCGGACATGCTGATCACGCTCAAGAGCGGCCACCTGATCCGATGTGTAGGCCTGGAGAACTACGACGACCTACGTGGTTCCGGCCTGTTCTTCGTGCTGGTGGACGAATGGGCGGATTGCAAGTGGGCGGCCTGGGAGGAAGTGCTGCGACCAATGCTGTCGACGTGTGAGTACGTCATACCCGGTGTCGGAATGCTCAAGGGTGGTCACGCGCTACGCATCGGCACCCCTAAGGGCTTCAACCACTGTTTCGACACCTACCGCGACGGCCAGGCCGATGGCGAGCCGGACCACAAGAGCTGGCTCTACACCTCGTTGCAGGGCGGCAACGTCCCGGCCGAGGAGCTGGACGCGGCGCGCCGCAAGATGGACCCGCGGACGTTCCGCCAGGAGTACGAGGCCAGCTTCGAGAACTATGCCGGCGTCGTCTACTACACCTTCAGTCGCAGCGAGAGCCGTACCAGCGAGCGCATCAAGCCAGGCGAGGCCCTGCACATCGGCATGGACTTCAACGTCATGAAGATGGCCGCGGTGGTCTACGTGGTTCGCGATGGCTTGCCGCTGGCGCTGGATGAATTTCACTCGGTGCGCGACACGCCGGAAATGATCGAGAAGATCCAGGCGCGCTTTCCCGGTCACGGCATCGCAGTCTATCCCGACGCCAGCGGCCATAACACGAGCAGCAAGAACGCCAGCGAATCCGACCTGTCCCTGCTGCGCAAAGCTGGCTTCGCGGTGATCGTGGACAGCCAGAACCCAGGCGTTAAAGACCGGGTGAACTCGGTCAACGCCATGCTTATGAACGCCTACGGCGAGCGCCGGCTGAAGGTCAACATCGACCAATGCCCGCAACTTACCCTGTGCCTCGAGCGGCAGACCTATGACAAGCATGGCGAACCCGACAAGGACCCGAAGAAGGGTCATGACCACATGAACGACGCCGCCGGCTACTTCATCGCCAAGCGATACCCGATCAACGTGGCAACGGCCACAAGTCAATCCCTGAGAATGTGACCATGAGCGATAACCCGAGCATCACGCTGCCCGCTGTCGACGCGATGCGCGCCTACTGGGCCGTGATCTCGCCGCTCATGGGCGGAACCATGGCGATGCGGGCGGCGGGGAAGGTCCTGCTGCCGCAGTATCCCGCCGAAGATGACGAATCCTACCGGGAGCGTCTGCGCCTCTCGACGCTGCTGCCGGCCTATTCCGAGACGGTAGGCAACATGACCTCGCGGGTGTTCGCCGAGCCGCTTCAGGTGGGTGACGATGTGCCAGAGACCATTGTTGAGATGGCCAAGGACATCGATCACGCCGGCAACGACCTCAACTCCTGGGCGGTCGGTTTCTTCACCGAGGGGCTGAGCCACGGCCTGTGCCATGCCTTCGTCGATCACCCGCCAGCGGGAGAGTTGAAGACCCAGGCTGACGAGCAGGCCGCCGGTGTGCGTCCCTACGTCGTGCTGGTAAAGCCTGAGCAGGTGTTGGGCTGGCGCTCCAAGGGCGGCGTGCTGACCATGGTCCGCTATATCGAGTTGGTCGAGGAGGAGGATGGGGACTTTGGCGCCAAGTGCGTCGAGCAGATTCGCGTGCTGGAGCCTGGCTCTTGGCGAACCTATCGCAGGTCGGCCAAGGCCGCACGGGGCAAGCAGGCCTCAGTTGGCGGCACCTGGGAGCCGCACAAAGAGGGCACCAACAGCCTGACCGCGATCCCTTGGGTTACCTTCTACACCGGCCGCACCGGCTTCATGACGGCCAAGCCGCCGCTGATCGAGCTGGCGCACCTGAACGTGAAGCACTGGCAGAGTCAGAGCGACCAGGACAACATCCTGCATGTCATTCGCGTGCCGATCCTGGTGCGCATCGGCATCCAGACCCAGTACGACAACCAAGGGAAGATCGTCCCGCCAGAGTTCAAGGTTGGCACCGGCCAGCTGACCGACCTGCCCAAGGATGGCGACCTCAAGTACGTCGAGCACACCGGACAGGCCGTTGAGTCCGGTCGAACCGCGCTGCAAGACCTGATCGGTGAGATGCGCATGGCCGGGGCCAAGCTGCTGACCCCGGACAAAACGGCTACCAAGACCGCCACACAGGCGGAGGAGGAGGCTGCTCAGGAGTTGTCCCCGCTGGCGCGCATGGCGCACCACTTCGCTGACTGCCTGGCTCAGTTGCTCCAGTTCATGGCCGACTACCGCGACCTGGGCGAGGGCGGCACGGTCGAGATGCGCGGCAACTTCGACGTCGACTACATGCCAGAAGTGTCGCTGCCGACGCTGGTATCCATGGCAAATGCCGGGATGATCAGCAAGGAGACGCTGTTCACCGAGATGCAGCGTCGCGGCGTGATCAGCGACGAATACGACTGGGAAGAGGAACTGGCGAAGATTGAGGCCCAGGGCCCGGCCCTCGGTACGCTGTGATGAAGACGGCCAACGAGAAGCTTCTGAACGAGCTGATCGGGCATGAGGTCGACCTATCCAGGCTGAGCAACAGCCAGGTTGTGACGATCATCAAGATCTTGAACAGCAAGGACGCCGACCTGCGCGCTGCGCTGATCGAGGCTATCGACAACCTCGGCACCGACCTATCAGCCGCAGCTGTCGATATCGCCCTATCAGCGGTTCTGCGGATCAACCAGCAGACCTTCATCGAGATTCGCCTGGCCATGGACCAGGTGACCGACGGACTGATCAGCTACGAGCTGGCGTTCCAGCAGAGCGCGTTGCGGGCCGTTCTCCCAGCCCTGGTGCAGGAGGTATACCCGGTCGTCTCCCCGGCGTTCAGCGCTGTGAGGGCGATCGTCCAGGCTCGACCATTCCAGGGGCGCCTGCTGAGGGAGTGGATGGCCGGCATCGAGTCCAGCCGTGCTGCCGCAGTGCGCGATGCCGTGCGCTCTGGCGTTGTCGAGGGGCGCACCACTTCGGAGATCGTCCGCACGGTCATGGGCAGCCGGGTGCAGCAATACGCCGACGGGGCCCTTCAGAAGTCCAGGCGCGAAGTTGAGGCGGTGGTGCGGTCTGCGGTATCCCATACGGCCGAAACAGCTAGCGACGCAGCGTACGAGGCGAACAGCGACATCATCAACCATGTCGAGTGGCTCAGTACGCTGGACAACCACACGTCATCCGACTGCCGGATCCGCGACCGGCTGCCCTACACCCTGGGCACCTACAAGCCCATCGGCCACACGATCCCGTGGCTGGCCGGGCCTGGGCGTATCCACTTCTGCTGTCGATCCTCCAAGGTTCCGGTGCTCAAGAGCGCCAAGGCCCTGGGCTTCAGCGACGGCGCGACACGGGCGAGCATGGATGGCCAGGTGCCAGAGTCGACCACCTACGCCGAATGGCTCGGCAAGCAGTCGGCAGCGCGCCAGGACGAGATCCTTGGCCCGGAGCGTGGTCGGCTGATGCGTGAGGGTGGGCTGAAGCTCAGCACGTTCTACAACGACAAGGGAAAGCTCCTCACGCTTGCGGAGCTGCAGGAGCGGCTCACGTAATACCGCGCCACGAATCCATCACCTGTGATTTCGTGGCGCGCAACTCCAAAGCCTCGCCCAGTGCGGGGCATTTTCATGCCTGCGGTTCGGATGGACGGGGCGACCTGGGGCCGGATGGCTCACCAACAGGCCGGATGGCCCAGAGAGACGAAATGAAACTCAAGACTGTTGAAGTGGATGGCAAGCAGTACGCAGTTATCGAAGATGGTAAGCCCGTCTACACCGATGACGACGGCAAGGACGTCGCCTTCGATGCGGTCGGCACTCGCAACACCATCACCCGGCTGAATGCCGAGGCGAAGTCGCACCGCGAGCGCGCGGACAGCTTCGAGAAAACTGCGAAGGCGTTCGAAGGCATCGAAGATGCTGCGGCCGCCAAGAAAGCCCTGGAGATCGTTGCCAACCTCGACGCCAAGAAGCTGGTGGATGCCGGCGAGATCGAGAAGGTGAAGGGCGAAATCAGCAAGGCCTTCCAAACCCAGCTGGATGAAGCCAACGGCAAGGCGCAGACCTTCGAGCAGCAGCTGTATGCCGAGAAGATCGGTGGCAGCTTCGCGCGCTCCCAGTTCATCGCCGAGAAGATGGCTGTTCCCGCTGACATGGTCCAGGCCGCCTTCGGCAGCAACTTCAAGATCGAGGAAGGCAAGGTCGTCGCGTACGACGCCCAAGGCCAGAAGATCTTCAGCCGCGCTCGCCCGGGTGAGCTGGCCGACTTCAACGAAGCGCTCGAAACCCTCGTCTCGCAGTACCCCCATCGCGACCACATCCTGAAGAGCTCCGGCGCCAATGGCGGCGGCGCGCCGAACGGCGGTGGCCAGCACAAAACCACGAAGGGCAACTTCGGTGGCACCAAGGCTGAACGCCTGGAAGCCATCAAGGGCCTGACCGCAAGCGAATAAGGAGGCCCAATGGCCCTTTCGAACATGAAGGTGTTCAACGAATACCTCAAGCGCACCACCATCGAGACCCTGGCCCAGGACGTCGAGAAGTTCAACGCATCATCGGCCGGCGCCATCCGCCTGACTACCCAGGGCATCGACGGCGACTTCCTCCAGGAATCGTTCTGGGCCGGTCTGCACGGCGCTCAGCGTCGCGTCGACCGCTACGCCGCCAACGGCGCCCAGGCGTCCACCCCGCTGGCCCAGAAGCAGTACGACTCGGTGAAGATCGCCGGCGGCTTCGGCCCGATCCTGTGGGAGCCTTCCCAGCTCTCCTGGATCCAGAAGAACCCGGAAGAAGCGCTGGAAGTGATCAGCCGCAACCTGTCCGAAGCCATCATGGCGGACCAGCTGAACACCGCCATCTCGGCCCTGGCCGGCGCCATCGGCAACCAGGCGAGTGCCACCAACGACGTTTCGGCCACTGCTGGCGTGACCTACGTCGCGATCAACAACGCTCACGCGCTGTTCGGAGACGCTTCCCAGCGTCTGGTGGCCCAGGTCATGACCGGTGCCATGTACCACAAGCTGGTCGGCCAGAACCTGGCCAACGCCGAGCGCCTGTTCCAGTTCTCCGGCGTGCAGGTGGTCGACATCCTCGGCAAGGCCGTAATCATCACCGACGCCCCTGCGCTGTACGAGGCCGGCACCCCGAACAAGCAGAAGGTGCTCAGCCTGGCCGACGGCGCCGCGGTGGTGATGGATGGCTCCGACCTGATCACCAACATCGAGACCTCCAACGGCAAGGAGCGTATCGAGACCACCATGCAGGCCGACTACACCTTTGGCCTGGGCCTCAAGGGCTACACCTGGGACACCGCCAACGGCGGCAAGTCGCCGACCAACGCCGAGCTGTCCACCGGCACCAACTGGGACCTGGTGGCGAACAGCATCAAGGCCTCGGCCGGCGTGTTGACCATCGGTGACGCCACCAAGTAACCGGTACCGCGCCCTTCGGGGCGCCTTCCCCAGGAGATCGCCATGAGCGAGAAAGTGATTTACGAGAAGCACCCGGTCAGCCCGGAGCGTAAAGCCGAGCTGCGGCAGAAGGGCTACAAGATCATCGATGCGCGTTTCGCGCCTGAGGGCTACGAGCATCCGGAGCCGATCAAGGAGGCCAAAGGCTCGAAGGCTGGCAAGTCCGCTGCCGAGAAGAAGGCAGCCGAAGAAGCCGAGCTGAAGGCAAAACTGCAGGCTGCCTTGAGCGAAAAGGGCGTGCAGTTCAGCCCTGACGCGAGCGTTGAGGACCTGCAGAAGCTGCTGGGCGAGGCCGCGTAATGACCATCTACATCACCGTCGAGCAGGTTGACGCCCTGCTTGGGCCGGCCTGGGCGCCCGACGACCAGAAGGCCCGTGCGGTGCTGATGGCCAACACCTGGCTCACCAATCTCGGCCTGCCTGAGTTCGACCAGGTACCGGATGACGTCATCCAGGCTGGCGCCGAGATTGCCCGAGAGGCTGCGGCAGGGAACATCTACGGCAGCAAGGAGACCGGCGTGCTGAGCAAGTCCGTGGATGCTGACGGTGTGTCGAGCTCCAAGACCTACTCAGCAACGTCCAAGGCCATCAGCGCGGGTGAGTCCTTCGCCTTGGCCCTGCTGGCGCGGTATCTGGGCACCGGCCAGGTCAAGATCGTCAGGGGGTGACATGGGGCTTCGACGCGAGTTACAGGCCGAGCTGGCCCAGGCCTTCGATACGGATCTAGCCGACGCAGTGGCGGCGGTCGATGGCAGCCGGCCTGTGCCTGGCACCTACGACCCTGAGAAGGGCGGTAGTACGCCGGCGACAACGCTGCACTACGCCGGTCGCGGTGTCTTCGGCCAGTACAAGGTCCGGGAGATCGACGGTACGCGCATCCTGGCGTCAGACGTACGCCTCAAAGCGCTGCAGAACGAGCTGTTCGTGAAGGATGGCGACGCGGTCACGGAAGTCCCTGCCATCCCCGCCATCGGTGACCGCATCAGCGGCTACCGAGTCATGGACGTAGGGCAAGACGCGGCCAAGGTCACCTGGACCATCCAGTTGAGGAAGTAAACATGGCCCGCGGCTCACACATGACCAGCCGCTACGGCGGCCTGGACGGCAGCTTTGCCGCGCAGCTGGAGCAGTTCGCAGAGGCCGCCAAGGAGGCGATGGACCTAACCTTCCGTGAGGTCGTGATCATGGTCGGCCGGAGGCTGGTGACCATGTCGCCGGTCGGCAACCCGGATCTCTGGAAGGTGAACGTTGAGGCCCAGGGCAGCGCGGCTGAGCAGATCGCGGCTTACAACGCCAGGGCGGCGGCCATCAATGCCGGCATCACTGCCGACCAGGCCAACTACACCAAAAGCGGCAACCTGAAAGGCGGCCTGCGACTGCGCAAGCCGCTGACCAAGCGCGAGCAGCGCGAGAACTTCGGGCTCGGCGTTCGGAGGGCTGGCCAGGGCTACGTGGGCGGCCGCTTCCGCAGTAACTGGCAGCTCACCACCGGCGCTCCAGCCGCAGGCGAGATCGAGGACATCGAGAGCGCCGGCGAGACGCTGGACAGACTCCTCGTAGCCGCAGGCGATCTCTCCGCCGGCGAGGTCGCCTACATCGTCAACAACCTGCCGTATGCCATCCCTCTGGAGTACGGCCACAGCTCACAGGCGCCTGGCGGTATGGTGCGAGTCACTGTTGCCGACTTCCAGCGCATCGTTGAAGAAGCCATCAGGACCCACCGAGCATGAGCCACGCAAGAGCACGACAGGCCATCGAGATCAAGCTGATGACTTGGGCCGCGGCGCGCCCGATCCGGGTCGCGAACTTCGAGCAGGCTTTCGAGCCAGGCCCAGACGAAACCTATCTGCGCGCCTTCCTGCTCCCGGCCAGCACCACCTGCCGCTACTTGAGCGGTGAGGCCTACGAGTACACCGGCATCTACCAGGTCAGCATCACCTGCCCGGCAGGCCAAGCGCTGGCGACTGCTGAGGCCGTGATTGATGAGCTCACCAGTGTCTTCCGTGTCGACAGCGAGCTGAGCCGCAACGGCTTCGAAGGCTTGGTCGTCGAGCCGGTAGAGCAGGGCCCCACCATCCCCGAGCCGGCGACTTACACAGTCCCGGCCAGCTTCACCTACCGCGGCATCGCGGACCAACCGCCCGCTGGGGCATAACCAAGAGGCTGTGCAATGTCTGAACAAGCAACGCGTGACAAGCAGGACGCAATCGATGCTGTGGTAGGAGGTGATCTTTCCGGGCTGGAAGCGGCGCTAAAGCGGCTGTCAGGTAGTGATCCTGCTGATTTCGCGAGAATCACCCGCGACTTACTGAGCACCGACCAGCGCGAGCAGTACGCCATTGTAGGCTTTGGCTTCATGCCTGATGTGTTTCACGCCGATGGCAAGGTGTACGGAGCTGTCTACACGAATGGCGATTTCCTCTGCAAGCGGGCCCATCAGTCCGGTGCTGGGCTTCCATTTGCCGAGGTTCGCTCAGTCGTGGATTCGGTGCGCCAGGCGTTCGACCAGTCGGTGCTCGATCGCGTGGTTGCGCTCAAGGAGCATATCGAGCAGATCGAGGGAGTGCTGACAGGTCACTCTTTCTCGGATAGCAGATTGGCCAGTCTGGCCTTCACCGACTTGACAAAAGGTCAGGCGTTGATGATCGCGGCGATCACGAAGTAGCGAGATTCCACTTTCCCGAAGGCCCGCTGCGTGCGGGCTTCTTTGTTTCTACTCAAGAGGAAAACACCATGGCCGCACGCATCCCGCTGCCCAACGGTTCTGTGCTGGAGATCGCCAGCACCCTGGGCACCGCCGTGCCTTTCACTGCTCTGACCAATGCCAAGCCGCCAGTGGCGAGCGCGGCGGGTCACAGCATCGATGCCGACGATATTCTGCTGATCAGCTCTGGCTGGGCCCTCATCAACGACCGCACCGCCAAGGCGGCCAACGTCACGACCGATGCGTTCTCACTGGCTGGCCTGGACACCACCAACACCGACCGGTACACCGCCGGTGCCGGCGTTGGCTCGGTTGTCCCGGTGTCGGGCTGGACGCAGATCTCGAAAGTGACCGGCTTCACCGTATCCGGCGGCGAGCAGCAGTTCCTCACTGTCGGCTACCTCGAGAACGACGACGATTTGCAGTTCCCGACCAACCGCAACCCGATCAGCGTGTCGGTGACGGTTGAGGACCAGCCGACCGCGCTGTATGTGCCGGTGGTCGAGGGCTACGACGACTCCAAGGAGCTGACGGTGATCCGCCTCAAGCTTCCCGGCGGCGGTCAGATCCTGATGCCTGGCTACGTCAGCATCACCAGCACCCCGACCATGGAGCGTAACCAGTTGATGACCCGAACCATCTCCGTAGGCCTGTCCGGCCGACCGACCCGTTACAGCGCCTAAGGAGCCCTCATGGCGAAGATCAAGATCGCGCAGAACCCGACGTTCACTGCGGTTGTGCAGGTTCCGCGCATCGGCGGCGAGCCGGTGCCGGTTGAGTTCCAGTTCCGATACATGGACCGGGTGGTGCTGGCAAGTATGTTCGACCGCTGGAACAAAGCCCGCGACGCCTGGGCAGATGAGGCCCAGGCGGATGGCGCGAGCTGGGAGGAGGTCACCGCCGGTGAAATCGCCCTGCAGGCCGAGCAGCTGGGCGAAATCATCACCGGCTGGGATCTGGAGGACGAATTCAGCCAGGATGCGATTGTCGAACTCGTGCGCACCTGCACTGGCGCGCCGAAAGCAGTGACCGACGCCTACCAGGCTGCCTACAACCCGGCACGCCTGGGAAACTGAGGGCGGCGGCGCGGGCACTGTACGAGCGCGGCCCGTCCGCCGAGCAGCTTGCGGCCATTGGCCTGACCTTGACTGACATCCCCGAGGAAGAGGCGGAGGTTTGGCCAGATGCTTGGCTGTCCGTTCGAGTTTTCGAGGCATTGGGCACACAGTGGCGCCTGGGGCAGGGCGGACCTTCGGGTTTGGACTACACAGCCATCCCCGCGGTCGCGTCGATGCTCGGAATCAAGCGCCGCGAACTCACCGAAATTTTCCCCGATCTCCGCATCATGGAGCACGAAGCTCTGGCCGCGATGACTGAGGCAGCGGAGTAGGGCGTAGTTACAAATCGGGTTAAAAAGCACTATCCGAAAGTTATCTCGATAGAGGACTTTGCTAGTCCAAGGATATCATTTCCAAGTTCGCCAGAGATCTTCCACTCTTTTATGGTTGTCAGTTTTTGGATTGTGCTCCATACCGCTTTCCAGAGCGCCGATATCCATGGCTTAAGAGTATTGGTAAACCAGTTCTTGGCATTGGTTAAGAGTGGTCCATTTGCGCCGGCTCCTTGGGCTGTATCTAATTCGACTCTAAGGAGTTCGGTTGCAGATTCAGCGCTCGCCATGGCTGAATATAGTTCGGAGGCCGATTGTTTTGTGGCTGGAATGTTGCCGTTGTTTAAAGCAGAACTTGTGTTGGCCAGCTCTCTCAGCTCATGGATGATCTGATCTATGTAGATTTTCTGAATCTCGCCAGCGTTGACCAAGTTCCAGAGATCAGGGTTGGCGTCAAGCTGACCCCAGATCCTCGCAGCTGTGGGAGTTATTATGTCCATTATGGCTATCCCTAATGAGTAGTGGAAATCAATAGATTAGTTGAGCGCTGCGAAATGGATGCATCAATTCATACCATTCATCGCAATTCGATACTTAAATTGACGCGGCCTCGCCGCAGGAGAGGGGCATGCAACAGCGCACAGAGGAAAGCCATGAACCGTTTGTGATAGTTTCGGATCATGGCTTACGAATCGACATGCGGAAAGGAACGATCACGTTCCCCGGGCTCACTGACCCCGGAAGAAAGTTCGCGCCTCCTGCTGATCATTCAGAAGGAATCGAAGCGGAGCCGAAAACGCCGTCTCTGTGATCTCGTTATCAGGTAGGCCAGAAAGAGGCCAGCCATGCTTTAAGGTATGAGTGAGCATCTGCTCCATGACCTTCGGCTTATAGCCAGGAATCTCACGCAAAGCAGCGGAGATGGCTGCCAGAGCCGCCGCGTTACCAGCCTTCAACGCCTGGAACTCATCCTTTAGGCTGCTCAGCGCTGCGGTGAGCTGAGCGATCTGCTCGTTTGGGTCTGACATTTGAACTCCTATCCATGGGCTTTCCGGCAACGGGTTGGGTCTGAAATTTAGGCTTCGTGAGGAGTGGTTTAGAGCTTGGGCGCAAGCATCGCGGTGACTTGTTTATGGATCAAATCTTGGGTCTTCGAATCGCCCCAACCACGCACGTTGGCCAGCGCCGCTGCCCTGGCCTTGGTTAAGGATTCTGGGTCTTCTTGAATGACGCTCACGAGCCCTGTAACGACAGCTTTTAACGCCTCCAAGTCGAGGCCGATTTGATTTAGCTGGTCCATCGAAGTCTCCACGCAGATTTGAAGGCACAACGCTACTACGCCCCGGCCCAGCCCGCGTACTGGCTTTCCGTCCAGGGTGGATGGGTGGACAGCGGTGAGTAATTGATGTTTTCGCTTGCAACCATCGGTCTGATATAAAACTTCTCTGGTCGTTGTCGGAGCACACTCGATGTAGCTCAGAACTTCTGAGCATTGAGAGGTGCGTATGACCAGAGACAGGGATAACGGACAGGGTGGCAAGCCAGCCGGTAATGACAGTTGGCCAACCGGTCGAGACGAGGATGCCAAGAGGGCCCGCTCAGAGGATCGCGACGATTATGTCGAGAACCCACCCTTTCGAAGCAGGCAGAGGCAGGGCCCGCCGGACCCATCGAGGACAACCGATGCAGAGCGCTATAGCTATCACAAGCGCCCACTGGAATAATTGCCAAGTCTAAAGGCTCACTGATTCAAGGCGAGCACTACTGACAGAAGCCCAGCCCCGCGCTGGGCTTTTAATTTGGGCCGTTGTTTTTTTCACGTACCACTCTGACTGCGCCGGTTAATTCTGTCTCGGCATCAGCCGTAGATTCGTCAGCTACCCATCCCCAGTTTGGACTAAGTGACAGACCTGCAATTGCCTTCAGGCGCATATCGTCCGCTGAGATCCCGTATTGTTCAGACGCTGACAGCGCGGCATACAACGCTTGTTCTAAGGCGGCGATACGCTTGGACTCGGCGCTCATGCTTCGTACTCCTTCCTTTTACGAAGCACGTTACTGCGCCCCATATAACTGGGGACTATACGCCCTGCAGGTGGTGCGGAAGGGAAAACAAATGCCCGACGGCTGGCGCTTGGCTTCGGTCCGTGTTTGTGGTCACCCCTGGCCCCGGCGCTTCCACGCATAGTGCTCCCATAGCGCGCTGGTGTGGAAAGCCCGCATCAGGTGCATGCTCCGTAGCTCTTCGACCTGGGTAATGGCCTCGGCCCGATCCCGGGCGCGGATCGCATCCACAGCCTCCGCCCAGTGCTCCAGCGCCTCGGCAAATCTCCGCTTCTCATCGTCGGGCATCTTCGCACCCCTCATGTGGGTGGTGATGGCATTATTTTCTGTGCAATCAATTGCACCGGTCATCGCTATCTCAGATGTGCAGCGTGAACCGGTGGCGTCTGCGACCGTCTCACCTATAGTCTTTGTGTGAGCTCCACGGAATCGTAGCTGATGATTTCGTGGCGCGGATTTCAGTTGACACGGATGACAACGCGGCGATAATCGCCATCCGGTGACGTTTCACTGGGTACGTAGAGGGATTTTATGATGAATTCGGGCAATCACTTCCACCTCGCTGACGCGCTTTCGGCTGCGGAGCTTGTTGGTGTGGGTGCTGTTCGATCCCTGGACCTACTGCGGAACATCGATGGCACCATTGATGCAATCAGTCACCATTGCCGACTTTTCAGCGGCGCTCAGGCTGCATTTGAGGCAGTGGCTAAAGATATCTGGTCTGGAGCGGCCGCGAAGGTAATTTCTGAGGTTGATATCATTCCGGTCTTGGAGCAGCTCCAAGATAGCCTTGCAAAAGGCTACGCTGATGCGAATGAAAAAATGCACTGCGCCATGCGTGACCCCCGCCTGAGAGATGATGACGGCGTCGTGGATTCATATCGATCTTTGCTGGAATCAATTGAGGCGCTGAACTCCACAACTGAGAGCCTTCGCTGGAGCATTCTGGAAAGTAACGCGGATCAGGAGGTCGGTCATGACCCCGTCGTGTTGAGCAGACCAGACGAAATCAACAAATTTCTTGATGATTTGTGAGGCTCAACATAACGACCGTGGATCTCGGTCGCCAGTCATTCAAGAATTCCTATAAGGCTCTCAGCCCAGAGATTCAGGCGGAGCTGAAGGAAGCGATATCGCTTCTGCTGAACGATCCGCAGCCTAAGAAGCTTAGGCTAGAAAAACTCTCTGGCAGCAAGAAGCCAGGAATCTATACGATTCATATCACCGCAAACCACAGTCACAAGCTTAGCTTTGAGCTTGTAGGCACTACTGCTGAGTTCAGGCGGGTTGGAACTCACAAAGAGATTGATAGAAAACCGTAGATCCCGCTTTGGCGGGATTTTTGTTGTCGCGTGAATGGTTGGCAGCGGTAGTGGTAGACCAGTTGGGCGCGGGGCGGATGGCGCTTGTCGGTGAGCGCCGGCGGCGGGCGGGCTGTGGTAGATTGCCCTCATCAACAAGGAGGGCGCGCATGAAGCGTTTGGCGGTGGTGGCCTTGGCCGGGATGGCCATGGTTGGCGGTGGCCAGGTTGTGGCGGTGACGATAAATGACTCGATCGATAGGTTCTCAGGAGTGAGGACAATTTCTTGGGCGCCTATTCCTTCTGGCCCCAATAAGTTCGTACTGACGAGCGCTCTTTACGGCGATAAGGACATGGCAGTATCTAGGCTCAGCATTGAGATCCTAACGTATGCCGACACGCAGCAATATCGATCTTGCAACCACGTTTACTGGTTGGCTGATGGTAAACCGGTGGATGGTATGACCACCGATTACTCTGCAGAAATCACAAACGGCACAGTTATCGAGCGGTTCAAGCTCAGGCCAGCGGAAGGAGCGCTGGAGAATCTTGCATCGGCTCAAAAAGTAGAGTTCAAAGTATGCAACACAGAAGTCGTGGTCAGCGAAAATGACCTGAACGGCTTCAAAGCGGTTTTCGCCAAAACCAGAAAATGACACTCATCAAATACAAACCGGCCTAGGCCGGTTTTTTTGTGCCCGGAGAAAGTATGAGCCAGGGTGATATCGCCGTTCTCGGCATCAAGGTTGAATCAGGCGAGGCGGCAGCTGCTGCCGATGACCTCGATAAACTGACGAAGGCCGGCGAGCGCGCAGAAGCTGCTACAGGTAGCGTTGGCGCGCAAGCCAAAAGCTCTGGAGTGTCGATCAAGGACTTGGCGGCAAGCACTCAGTCTGCCGAACAGGCAATGGACCGGTACACGCGCCAGGCACAGGCTGCGGGCATGTCGACCAAGGCTTACACCGCAGCTCTGCGCGGCGTGCCAGCTCAGTTCACCGATATCGTGGTGTCCCTGCAGGGTGGCCAGGCCCCGCTCCAAGTGTTGCTACAGCAAGGCGGTCAGCTCAAGGACATGTTTGGAGGGATCGGGCCGGCAGCCAAGGCGCTTGGCGGATATGTCGCGGGGTTGGTCAATCCGTTCACTATTGCCGGCGCGGCAGTTGCTGGGCTGGGTGTGGCGTACTACAAAGGGTCGGAGGAAGCGCAAGACTTTCGGAAAGCGCTCATCCTCACAGGAAACGCAGCTGGGACAAACGCCGGCGCGATGTCCGATTTGGCCCGACAGATCAGCACTACCGTTGGCACAACTGGGGCGGCTGCTGAGGTGCTCGCCCAACTGGCAAGCAACGGAAAAATCGCCGGTGACAGCATTGGCACCGTTGCGACTGCTGCTCTGCAGATGAAAGATGCTACGGGGCGCGCGGTAGAGGAGACGGTTGCCGAGTTTGTGAAGATCGGGAAGGACCCGGTTGCGGCAGCCAAGGAGCTGAACGAGCAGTACAACTTCCTCACTGCGAGCACCTATGCCCAGATCGTAGCCCTCAAGGAGCAGGGTGATACGGTGGGGGCGGCCAAGCTCCTAACTGATACCTACGCCCAAACGATCGATACCAGATCAAAAGAGATCGTCGAGAACCTCGGCTGGATCGAGAAAGCGTGGCGCGGTGTTTGGGGTATGACCAAAAGCGCTGGTGATGCTGCGCTGAGCTTCGGTAGAAGCCAGGGCCTTAGCGACCAGCTTGCCGAGGCCAAAGACGAACTGGCAAGGCTGGAAAAAAGCGCATCTGGGAACTCCATTGTAGCCAGCGGAGCTCAGGCAAAGTCGGATCTTGAAGTGGCAAAAAGCCGGGTAAACGCGCTACAGAGCCAACTGGAAGCGCAACAGGCAATCGACCAAGCCCAAGAGAACTACCGGCAGCGGCAGCGAGATTCCATTCTCGCTCAGGAAACTTTGAACGGGCAGCTGCGCACTACCGATGACAATCAGAAGAAGCTGGCTGCGCGCCTCAAAGAAATCAACGAGCTCGCCAAGAAATCTGCCGGCGGTGATGGCGGCCGGGTCTACACCGAAACCGAGCTGAATCAGCTGCGCGATGCCGCCCGTGAGCAGTTCAAAGACAAACCAGGGCCGAAAGGTCCTACCTACCGCGAGGACGCCGGCACCAAGGCCCTCGACCAGGCCCGCCAGCAGTATTCGGTGCTCCAGCAGCAGAACGGCCTGATCGGTGCCCAGCGCGGCGAGATGCAGAAGCTCGGCGAGGCTGGCCAGACGCTGGTGAAGTGGGAGCAGCAGCTGGCCGACATCAAGGACAAGAAGGTCCTGACCGCCGACCAGAAGTCGCTGCTGGCCAACCAGCAACAGATCACCGACCAGCTCCAGAAGAATGCCGGGCTGGAGAAGGAGATGCAGCTGCGCAAGGTGGCCACGGAGGAGGCGCAGAAACTTGCAGCCTTCCAGGGCAACTTGAACAGCCAGCTGCAGCGCGCATCGCTCGGTCTCGACAGCAATCTGGCCAGCATGGGGCTGGGTGATGTTGCCCGGCAGCGCATGCAGGAGCGGCTGAGCATCGAACAGCAGTACCAGCAGCAGCTGGACAACCTCGAGCAGCAGCACAACGAGGGGCGGATCAGTAAGGGTCTGTACGAGAAGGAGTCCGACGCCTTGCGCAAGGCTCTGGACGATCGCCTGGCCATGCAGACCAAGTATTACGAGGACGTCGACGCTGCCCAGGCCGATTGGTCTCTGGGCGCGCGTTCGGCGTTCGCGTCGTACCTGGAGCAGGCCCGAGATGTCGCCGGCCAAACCCGCACGCTGTTCAGCAACGCTTTCTCCAGCATGGAGGACGCGGTGGCGAACTTCGCCATCACCGGAAAGCTGTCGTTTTCCGACTTCGCCAAGTCGGTGCTGGCGGACATGGCCAGGATTGCGACGAGGCAGGCGATCACCGGCATCGCCGGTAGCCTGTTTGGGTCGGCCATCGGCGGTTTCTTCGGCGGCGGGGCTTCGGCGGTGGGTGAGGGGACCATGACTGGGTTCAGCGAGGGCTCCTTTGTGCCCAACGCCAAGGGTGGGGTGTACGACTCGCCGAGCCTTTCGCACTTCAGCAACCAGGTGCACAGCACGCCTCAGTTCTTCGCATTCGCGAAGGGGGCAGGCGTGTTTGGTGAGGCTGGACCGGAGGCGATCATGCCGCTGACCCGGGCGCCTGATGGAAACCTGGGGGTTCGCGCTGTAGGCGGATCTGGCGCCGGTGGCTCCACCTCCATCTCAGTCAATGCGCCCGTGAATATCAGCGTCCCCGATAGGAGTGGCGAGGGGATGGAGCTGGACCAGGGCCTGCTACAGCAGAACATGCAGAAGCAGATGGAAATCGCTGCCCAGAAGGCCGTCGCAGAGTCTTGGCGACCAGGCGGCATCAGCCACCGAAACGCAACGCGGAGAACCTGATGGCCATTGAAACCTTCCGCTGGGCTACTGAGCGCGGCGAGACCCCCGACATCCAATACCGGGTGCGGGAGTCTCGCTTCGGCGGTGGATACCGCCAGGTCGTTGGCGACGGCCCGAACAACAAGGAAGACAGCTACCCGGTGACCATCACCGGTAGGAAGTCGCGGGTGCTGGAGGTCATGGCCTTCTTCGACCGGCACGCCGGCGCGAAGGCGTTCCTCTGGAGCACCCCGCTCGGCGAGCTGGGCCTGTTCACCTGCGTCGACCCGAAGCCCACCCCCATGGGCGGCGAACAGTTCAAGGTCACCGCCACCTTCCAGCGGGCCTTCCACCCGTAAGGAATCACCATGACCCTGATCAAAGACATCCAGCTGCTCCAGCCTGGCAGCGAGGCGCTGCTGTTCGAGCTCGACGGCTCGGACTGGGGCGCCGACATCCTGCGTTTCCATGGGCACGCGATCCCTCACTCGCCCGCGGAATTGGCGGCGGCCGGCGCGGATGCCGACCAGCTGCCGGCCAAGTCCATCTGGTGGCAGGGCAACGAGTACGACGCCTGGCCGATGCAGATCGAGGGTCTCGAGGCGAACTCGGACGGTACCGCAGTGCGGCCGACGATCTCGGTCGGCAACGTCAACGGCCGGATCACCGGCTTGTGCCTGGCATTCGACAACCTGCTCGAGTTCAAGCTGACGATTCGACAGACCCTTAAACGGTACCTGGACCCGGTGAACTTCCCCGCTGGCAACCCGGAGGCTGACCCGACCCAGGAGAGCACGGAGGTCTGGTACATCGACCAGAAGGTGTCGGAGAACGGCGCGACGGTGTCGTGGGAGCTGGCCAGCCCGGGCGACGTCGGCGGCGAGAGCATCGGCCGCCAGATGACCCAGCTGTGCCACTGGGCCATGACAAACGGATACCGGGGGCCGAACTGCGGATACACCGGACCTTACTTCGACTTCGACGGCAACCCCACGGACGACCCAGCCAAGGACCAGTGCAATGGCTGCCTTGATACTGGCTGTGTCGTCCGGCAGGGCCAGGGCAACCAGCTCACCTTCGGCGGATTCCCCGCTGTCTCCCTGATCGCCAGGAGCTGATCATGCTGAAACACATCCTCGCCGCCGTGCAACAGCACGCCGCGGTTGAGCACCCGCGAGAGTGTTGCGGGCTGATCCTGGCCGTGGGCCGAAAGCAGGTGTACTTCCCCTGCGTCAACGTGGCCACCGAGCCGACCGAGGAGTTCCGCATCGCGCCGGAGCAGTACGCCGAGGCGGAAGACCAGGGCCAGGTGATCGGCATCGTGCACTCGCACCCGGACGCAACCAGTAGGCCTTCGCCCCGGGATCTGGCGATGTGCGAGGCCACTGGCCTGCCGTGGCACATCCTGTCCTGGCCGGAGGGCGACCTGCGGACGATCACGCCAACCGGCGAATCGCCGCTGCTGGGAAGGCCCTTCGTGCACGGTGCCTGGGACTGCTGGCAGGTCTGCGCCGACTGGTACCAGCGCGAGTGGGGCCTGGACTTTCCGGCATACGTCCGCGAGGACGGCTGGTGGGAGCAGGCCGCCGGCCCGAGCTTGTACGAGCAGGCCTACGAGGCTGCGGGCTTCTACCAGGTAGACCGACCCGAGCGTGGCGACATGATCGTCATGGCCGTGGGCCGAACGGTGCACCCGAACCATGCGGGGATCTACCTGGGCGGTGATCCCAAACTGCCCGGCGAGCAAGCCGAGCTATACGGCCCCGGCCCGTTCCTGCTGCACCACCTGTATGGCAGGCCGTCCGAGGTCATCATCTACGGTGGTCCGTGGCACGACCGGGCCCGCCTGATCCTGCGCCACAAGGAGGCCCGATGAGCGCAATCGCCTACAAGCAAATGACGACCATCAAGCTGTCCGGCTCGCTGGCCCAGAAGTTCGGCCGCACCCACCGCCGGCAGCTCGACAGCGGCGACACCTGGGAGGCTTTCAAGGCTCTGAAGGCAACCCTGGCCGGTTTCGAAGATGAGATTCGGCGGCTGGACGGCATGGGCCTGCGCTTCGCGGTCTTCCGGAACCGGCAGAACGTCGGCCTCGAGGACTTCGAGCGCGGCGGTGTCCGCGAGCTGCGGATCGTGCCGGTGATCGGTGGAAGCAAGCGCGGAGGGCTGCTGCAGACCATTGTCGGCGTGGTCATGGTGGTTGCCGGCGCTGTCACCGGTCAGGCGTGGGCGATGCAGATCGGTGCGGCCATGGCGCTTGGTGGCGTCATCCAGATGCTCAGCCCGCAAGCCAAGGGGCTGTCGCAGAGCGCAGCACCGGAGAACAGGCCGTCCTATGCCTTCGGCAGTGCGAACAACACCACCGCCAGCGGCAATCCGGTGCCGATCTGCATCGGCGAGCGCCGTTGGGGCGGAGCAATCATCTCTGCATCCGTATATGCCGAGGACAAGGCGTAGCTAGCGATGGGCGTATAGCGCTGATAGCATAAGGCTTCTATCGCACTCAAAAGGATGCCACAGTGTACGTTTACAAAATGGTCCAAGTTCCTCCAAATGTTGAAGTTCAAGCAAAACAGCATAAGGGGAATGAGGCTGCCGCATATTTGCAGTCCGTGGTCAATGCAAACGCCGAAGACGGGTGGGAATTTTATCGCGTGGACACTATCGGAGTTGCTGTAAAGCCAGGTTGCTTTGCCGCCTTGTTTGGAAAGCAAACTGAAATGTCTAATTATTACGTGATCTCTTTCCGTCGTCCGGCATGATCTCAAGGCTTTCAATCCTATTGATCAAACTTTATCAGCGGTGTGCTCCTGACAAGATCAGATCAGCTTGCCGCTACACTCCTTCGTGTTCGAGCTATGCATTGCTAGCTATTGAAAGGTACGGTGCTCTCCGAGGTTGGAAGCTAGCCGTGGCGCGAATCTATCGCTGCAAGCCTCCGAATGGAGGAGAAGATTACCCATAACTAAACCCGCTGCGGCGGGTTTTTTCTTGCCCGGAGGAAAGCATGGGCGCAGCACTTCAACCTGCCGTCACCGGCGCAAAGGGCGGCGAGAAGAAGCCCAAGGCGCCCTACGAGGCCCCGGATAGCCTTCGCTCCACGAACATCGCCAAGATCCTGCTGGCCGTGGGCGAGGGCGAGTTCGACGGCGCCCCGACTGACCGCGACATCTACCTCGACAACACCCCGATCATGGACGTCAGCGGCAACGTGAACTTCCCGGGTGTGAAGTGGGAGTGGCGTCGCGGCACCGTGGAGCAGGACTATATCCAGGGCATCCCTGCGATCGAGAGCGAGACGTCGGTCGGCGTGGAACTGCGTAGTGATCAGCCGTGGACCCGCGCGCTGAGCAACACTCAGTTGTCGGCCGTGCGCCTGCGCTTCTCGTGGCCGCGCCTGCTCCAGCAGGACCCGAACACTGGGGACACCAACGGCTACACCATCGAGTACGCCATCGACATCGCCACCGACGGCGGTGCTTTCGTCGAGGCGCACCGCAACGCCGTCAGCGGCAAGACCAGCAGCGGCTATCAGCGCTCTGTGCGTGTCGACCTGCCGGCGGCCACCTCGGGCTGGGTGATCCGCGCCCGGCGCCTCACGCCGAACGCCAACACCGGCACCATCGCTGACACGATGACCATCGCGGCCTACACCGAGATCATCGACCAGAAGCTGCGCTACCCCAACACCGCGCTGCTCTACATCGAGTTCGACGCCGAGCAGTTCCAGAACATCCCGTCGGTGACCGTGAAGTGCAAGGCCCGGCGCTGGCCGGTGCCGACCAACTACGACCCGATCGCCCGCACCTACACCGGCACCTGGGACGGCACCTTCAAGCAGGCATGGACCAACAACCCGGCTTTCGTGACATATGGCCTGTGCGTCGAGGACCGGTTCGGCCTGGGCAAGCGCATCAAGTCGTGGATGGTCGACAAGTGGGAGATGTACCGCATCGCCCAGTACTGCGACCAGCTGGTGCCGGACGGGGTAGGGGGCCAGGAACCGCGCTTCCTGTGCGACATGAACCTGCAGGGCAAGGCCGAGGCCTGGACGCTGCTGCGCGACCTGTCGGCGATCTACCGGGGCATGGTGTATTGGGCGCAGGGCGCGCTGTTCATGCAAGCCGACATGCCCCGGGCGCAGGACTTCGACTACGTGTTCACCCGGGCGAACGTCATCGACGGCGAGTTCACGTATGGCGGCGCCGAGCGCAGCACGCACTACAGTCGCGCCCTGGTCAGCTACGACAACCCGGGGAACAACTACGACACCGACGTGATCCCGGTCACAGACCTTGCGCTGCAGCGGCGGTACCAGGACCGGCCTATCGAGATCTCGGCCATCGGTTGCACCAGGGCTAGCGAGGCCCAGCGCCGCGGGAAGTGGGCGCTGCTGAGCAACAACCAGGACCGGACTGTCACGTTCAAGACGGGCATGGAGGGCCGCATTCCGCTGCCTGGCCACGTCATCCCGGTTGCCGACGAGTTGCTTTCGGGGAGGCCAAACGGTGGCCGCATCGCTGCTGCGGCCGGCAAGGTCGTGACCCTGGACCGTGACACGCAGATCAAGGCCGGCGACCGGCTGATCATCAACCTGCCCAACGGCAGCGCCCAAGGCCGCACCGTGCAGTCGGTTGCCGGTCGCGCTGTGACCGTGACGACGGCCTACTCGGTCCAGCCGGAGCCCGAACTGCAGTGGGCGATCGACGCCGACGACCTGGCCATCCAGTTGTTCCGGGTGCTGAAGACCTCGCGCACCGCCGAAGGCGAGTACGAGATCACCGCGCTCGAGTTCAACCCGAGCAAGTTCGCCGCGATCGACACCGGGGCAAAGCTCGAGGAACGGCCGATTAGCGTCATCCCGGTGACGACCGTGCCGCCACCAGCGAGCGTGACCCTGACGTCCGACTACGCGATTGCCCAGGGCCTGGCCGTCAGCACGATGAACATCGCCTGGCCGGCTGTGGAAGGGGCCGTGGCCTACGACGTGGAGTGGCGCAAGGACAGCGGCAACTGGATCAGGCTGCAGCGCACCGGTACCGCGTCGGTCGATGTTGTTGGGATCTACGCCGGCCAGTACCTGGCGCGTGTGCGTGCGGTCAGCGCGTTCGATATCACGTCGACCTGGCGCAGCTCTGTGCTCACCGACCTGAAAGGGAAGGAGGGTACGCCGCCGGCGGTGACGTTCCTCACGGCCACCAGCGAGATCTTCGCGATCCGGCTGAAGTGGGGGCTGCCGCCCGGAGCCGAGGACACCCAGCGCACGGAGATCTGGAGCAACCCGATCAACGACCTGACCAGCGCCACCAAGCTGGCGGACCTGGCCTATCCACAGTCGGAGCACGTGATGTCCGGCCTGGCTGCCGGTGCGTCGTTCTTCTTCTGGGCGCGCCTGGTCGACCGGACCGGCAACATAGGCCCGTTCTTCCCGGTTCCGCCGACGGCGGTGCAGGGCATTGCTCAGACCGACCCAGGCCCAATCCTTGACATGATCTCCGGCGAGATTGATGAGTCGATGCTCGGCGAGGAGCTGAAGAACAAGATCGACGGGCTGCAGGACCAGATCGACGCCCTGGACGGGCTGAAGGCCTACGACAAGGACACGCCCTACGAGGAAGGCCAGATGGTCGTGGTCGACGGCAGGATCTACCAGGCCGTTCACGATGTGCCAGCAGACCCGAGTGGTGCCAACGCTCCGCCGAATCCGGCCTTGTGGGTCGACATCGGCCAGTCCATCGAGACGGCAAACGGCCTGGCCCAGCAAGTCGAGACCAACACCACAAAGATCGAGGAGGTGGACGGCAAGGTCGAATCCACGGCTGAAAGCGTGCAGGTTCTACGTGCGTCGGCGCGTGACGATGACGCCGAGGGAGAGCTCGCTGGAGCCCTGAAGCTGTGGGATTCAACAGCTGCGATCGCTCGGGAAGCGCTCGTCAGGACAACGGAAACCGACGCTCTTGCGCGAACTTCTGAGACGCTCGAGGCGAAGATCGGAGATACCGATGCAGTCGTTCAGACGGTTAGCCAAGCTCAGGCTAGCCTGGACGGCAAAGCCAGCGCGATGTGGTCCGTGAAGATGCAGGTCAACTCCCAGGGACAGTACGTCGCAGCGGGCATTGGCCTCGGCATAGAGAACGGGCCGGCCGGCCTGCAGAGCACCTTCCTGGTTTCCGCCGACCGGTTCGCAGTGGTCAACGGCATCAACGGCACGCTGTCATCGCCGTTTGTTGTGCAGGGCGGCCAGGTCTTCATGAACACAGCCCTCATCAACACTGCGTTCATTCAGCAGATCGTTCTTGGCATGACGCTGAGGTCGCAAGCTGTCGACTCCCAAGGCCGGCCGCTGATCGAGCTGAACATGGTTACCGGTGCATTCACGGTGCGCGGCCAGGATTCGACAGGCTCCACCCTGATCACCAACGGCCAGGTCAACACCTACTATGCCAGCGGTAACCCAGCAACGAAGATGGGCATTGGCATATGAGTACTGGATTTCTTGCATTCGCGGAGGACGGATCGGTCATTTCAGATATGACGGTGTTAATCAGCCAGACGCAAGGTGGGATAGTGACTAATGGAACAGCAGGAAGCACTACGCTACCCGCTGTTCCAGCAGGCAGGAATCGCTTCTACATGATTGTCGCCTTGGTTGATCTGAACCGCGAAAAGGGGAAAAAGCCTGGTGTCACCATTTCTGGAAACACAATGTCATGGGCGTACTCATACAGCACAAATGGCTGGGGGTACTTTTCAGCTAACTGCAGAATCGATTACGGTTATTACTGATGGCTGGGAAATTCGTTGCGTACAGGCAGCCTGATCAAGAGCTGCTATTTGATACTGAGCTTATATCTTACGGATTGCGTAAAAGCGGATACTTAGCATTCGTTGCTAACTGGCCTCAGAAGTACCTCAGAAGCGTGGGTCTAGATCCAAATTTTGGCGGGAACTGGAATGATGATGCCGTCGCTAGAGAGCCAATCTACGGTATAACATTGTCCTCTTGGAGTGCACCTATAGCATTTCTTGTAGGTGATGGTAGCCCTTGCGGTGAAATCGTTTCTGGATCTTCGAAAACCCTGCTTTTTACGGGCGCATCGGCTTCAACGAAGTGTTATGTGTTTGATCTGATGTCTGACTTGGGACCCATCACCGGGCTCAAATGCTTCAGGGATTCCGACCAAAAGTTGACGTTCAATTCGGCACAGCCTCCGTTAAACGTTGTTGCCGCTGTTCAAGCTCCACAGCCTGGGCAGCCGGTGACACCTGGATCAGACATCAGGTACACAGCATATGCAGGCGGATACAACTCATTCCCAGGCGATGAAGGTGGTGCAAGATACCCGCAGATCAAGTCGTATGTTGATGTTGTAGTTGGTTCTGGAGAGTTCGCGGCATCAATAAATTTTACGCGATCAGCCGCGTGCAGCGCCCCTCAGGCATACCTTTCGGCCGGATTGTACAGCTGTCAAGAAGGGTGCTCAGGTATAACTGGAGGGGTTAGATTTATGTTTACTGTTGCTGCATGTACAACAAGAGAGTTTCCTGGTGGAGCGCCGTACAACTACTGGAGGCAAATTCCTATCGATCGATTCCCGGTTGCTCTGGTTATAAGCACCAACAGACTTCCATTTCCATTTAATTGAGGATTTCGGCTTATGCCATGGTATAGAACGGGCACGGTGTCTGTGACAGCCGGACAGACGACTGTAACCGGAACGTCTACTGACTTCGCCTTGAACGCTCGAGTAGGTGATGCATTCCAGGGGCCAGACGGACGATGGTACGAGGTTGCGAACATCGCCAGTTCGTCGGTGCTGAGCATTCTGCCAGCCTACCAGGGGCCGACAGTGACGGCAGGCTCCTATGGCCTGGCGCCGATGCAGGGATACGTGAAGGAATCCGCAGACCGCCTGCGTCAGCTCGTCGAGCAGTATGGAACCATCCTCGCGCTGATCAACGCTGGCGGCGCTCCGGGCACCTACTTCGCATGGAACAAAACCTGGGCCGACCTCGGCTCCGGGGTTCGTGACTCTTTGCTCACAGGCCTAAGTCTTCTGTATACGGATCCTGTAGCTGCAACTGACAGCGTGCTCGGCGCCCTCGGCAAGCTCCAGGCCCAGGCGTCGAACCCTATCAATACAAACCTGCTGATCAACAGTGATTTCGCGGTGAATCAGCGGGGCTTCGCCGGCGGCTTTCTGTCCCCTGGCACTTACGGCCATGACCGCTGGGGAGCGCATACGGCCGGCGTGAACTACTCGGTGAACGCGTCGACCCGAGTCGTGACACTCGGAGGCGGAACGCTGTGCCAGCCTGTTGAAGTTGCGAACTTCGCCGGCCGATATGTGACCATCTCTGTCGACAGTCCAACTGCGGCCATCACTGTCACCGTTGGCGATGGAGCAGGTGCTGGCTCAAACTCAGGTACGATCACAGCAGGCAGCGGTCGGCGCTCAGTCACACTGCAGATCCCGGGTATCACCGGCGCTCTTCAAGTACGTTTCTCCGGAAACGCGTCGTTCTCGCGCCCCAAATGCGAGGCTGGTTTGCGCGCTACGCCGTGGCAAGAGCCTCTTGTCGGTGACACGCTCGCTGCATGCCTGCGCTACTACTTCCGCATGCTGAACGATACCGGGAGCCCGCGCTCATTTGGGCAAGGTGTATCCGCCGGCACGGGAGCTACGGCCGCACGCGTTAATCGCGGCTGGCCAGTACCGATGCGGGCTACACCATCAGTCCTCGTCGGCTCGTCGATCGTCTATGACGGGGCTGCATCCGTAGCAGTGAACGCGGTTGCAACGACGTACCACACCCGGTTCGGCTTCGAGGCTGATCTGACGCTCGCATCTGCGCCTGGCGCATACAAGCCGCTTATCTACTTACTCAATGCCGGGGCCTTCGTCTCGGCCGACGCGGAGCTGCCGTGCAATGTATAAGCTGACAGAAAACCCTGATGCAGTGATCCGTCTTGATGATGGCTCGTCAATCCCTCGCGGCCACCGCTGGTGGGACGATTACGAGGCCTGGCTCGCAGGCGGGAACACGCCAGAGCCGGCGTTCACGGACGAAGAACTGGCGGCAAAAGCAGCAGCTGAGGCGGCAGCAATTGAATCGGCCTGGCGGGATGGCGAAATGCAGGTCGCGCAACAAAACGTGACAGCAATCGACTTCGGCGACGAATCTGTGCCCGGCACCGCTGCTGAATGGAAAGCCTACTGGCTGGAGCTGCGCGCGTGGAAAGAAGGTGCCGAAGGCTGGCCCGACAGCGCCCACCGGGCCGCGCGACCCGCGTAACCGACCCGAAACAGAACCCGACCGCCACCTGGCGGTATTTTTTTGCCTGGAGAAAACCCATGACCCAATCCACCCCACGTGGTGTGCGCAACAACAACCCCGGCAACATCGACTACAACCCCCGCAACGCCTGGCAGGGTCAGCAGGGCGTCGAGGTGGGCGTGGCCAAGCCGCGCTTCGCCCGTTTCGACACGCCTGAGAACGGCATTCGCGCCCTGGGCAAGCTGCTGATCAACTACCGGGGCAAGGATGGCATGCCTGGTGTCGGCGGGAAGGGGATCGACACGGTGCTGGAAACCATCAACCGTTGGGCGCCGAGCAACGAGAACGACACCCGGGCCTATGCCGCCGCTGTGGCCAAGCGCCTGGGCGTGGGCACCACCGACCCGATCGACATCAAGGACCGCCACACGCTGTGGCTGCTCGTGGAGAGCATCATCATCCACGAGAACGGCGGAAACCCGTACAAGGGCGCGGTCATTGATGAGGGCGTGCGGAGGGCGCTGGCGTGAAAGGATGGGGCGTGCGCGTTATAGCGCTGCTGGCCGTGGTCGGGTCGTACTGGCTCGTCTACCAGCACGGTCGGTCGGTGGAGCGTGCCGAGGCAGCCACAGCATCTGCGCAACGGGACAGCGGGGATCGCCTTGCCGAGGTGCTGGGCGAGCGCGGAGAACGCCAGGAAGAACATCGCCGCGCAGCGGCACACGAGGAGGTGAGGGCGCATGCTCAGGAGCAACGAACGACTGCCGACAGCGCTGCTGCTGGGGCTGATGCTGCTGGCCAGCGGCTGCACGACGAAGCCGGCAAGCTCGCTGCCACCGTCGGTTGCCCCGGCCAGGACCCCGCCGTTGCCGCTCGAAGCCAGGCAGCCACCCGCGCCGCAATGGTGCTCTCCGACCTGCTCGCACGGGCTGATGCTCGAGCGGGAGAGCTGGCGGCAGCGTATGACCGCGCCCGAGTAGCCGGACTGGCGTGCGAGGCGTCCTATGATGCGCTGCTTATTGGTGAGATCAGGTCCGGCCCCTGATTTCGCACATTACCGACAGCGGTGCCAACCCGGTACCACTCGAAAGCCTCGGCCGGCTCACCCATGTTCAGCACCATCTGCTCGGCATGCTCGCCGGGCATGCCTGCCGCGATCCACTCGACCGCCAGCTCTGGCGACAGCACGACAGGCCGTCGGTCGTGCACGTCGACCATGCCACCCTGGGCATCGGCGGTGATGATCACGAACCCGTCGTGCTCATTGCCGACGAACTGACCGATTGAGGTGCACAGGGCAGGGCGCCCATCCCGCCGGCGGATGTAGTAGGGCCGCTTCTTCGGACCGCCTTCGTCCACCCACTCATACCAGCCATCCACCGGCGTGATCGCTCGATGCGGCCAGATCGCCCTGAAGAAGGGGCCGTGCGCCACCTTCTCGACACGGGCGTTGATAGGCGCGGCGCGGTCGGTCGCCCAATGCGGCCGCCACCCCCATCTCACCAGGTCCGCCCTCGGGCCTGCGTCATCTACCCGAAGCACGGCGACCTGCGTGGTTGGCGCGACGTTGTACCGCCCCAGGTCCTGGTCACCGACGTTGTTCCGCCAGGCTTCTGGCATGCTCAGCGTCTCAACGAAGTCATGGATCCCGCGGTACTGACTCAACCTTCCGCACATGTCCGGCCCTCCTGCTTGAGCCAGAAGCATAGCCCGCCGGGCGGTACTGGCCTGGTCATCCGTTTGAATGGTCAAATACTGTATCGATATACAGTATTGGTGCCGTATGTACTTCCTCCTTGTTCGCCGCCGAGAGCGCGGCGTCGCCATCCCCAACGAAAAGCTCGGCAAGATCAAGCCGCTGCGCGCAGACGTGCATATCGAGTACGGGCACAGCAAGGTGCTCGGGCGCCCGTGCATTGAGGCGTGGGTGTTCAACCCCACACCGAGCGGCGACATCATCCCGCGCCTGCATGACGCCTGCGTCAACGGGATGGCCCAGCAGGGCATGAACATCACTGGCTTCGAAGAGGTCGACGGCGTGCTGTACTCGCAGTCCTGGTGGTGCCGTGTTGAGTAGCTTGGCAGGTATCCCGCGGCCATGGCTGGACGAGCTCTACGACAGTCCGGCCATGGTCACGGACCCGGACGGGCGCGCCGCGGTTATCAATGAAATGGCCTATGCGGCCAGCCGCCGACGAGAGGTAGATGCCGGCGTGCTTTCCGACATGCTGGAGCTTGCCGAGGCAGCCAGGACCTGGGCACTACTCGAGCATGAGGAGGCCTGGGCCATGGGAATTTTTGCCGAATACGAGCCAGATCGCCCGACTGGCGGGCAGATTCTCCCCGAATTGAGGCGCTAG